GAGAACGAGAGGCTGCGGAAGGCGCTTTTGTTTTATGCAGATCGTGAAAGCTGGGTTTCTCTTGACCCATACGAAGACGCAAAGGTTGACGTTGACGAAGGTGATAAAGCCCGCGCCGCCCTACGGGAGAAGACCGATGACTAATGACCAAGGGGCAAAGCCCCGAGACACACAGAACACCGCGCCTGAGAAAATTTGGCTTAACGTAGAAAACGAAAACGATGTGTTCCCAAACGAAGTTGCCTACCTACGCGCCGACGTGGCACAGGCTATGGTCGCGGCGGCGCTGGAGAAAGCGGCTTATGAAGTTGCTGAACTGGCAGAGCATATAGCCGAAGAACGCAACGACAGAGACCGTGCAACTCAAGCTCGCGCTATTGCCAAAGGCATCCGCGCCCTGATCAAAGACCCCTCTATCCTCGCCAAGCGTGACGCGCAAATTAAGGCCGAGGGGCTGCGCGAGGCGGCAGGGTTGATAAAGCCTCCGAAGTTTTGCCTGCCCGATCAGGTTGGCCGCGTGGAAGCGATGCACGAAATGAGACACGCCATCCTCGCCCGCGCCGACGAGATAGAAAAAGGAGAAGGGTGATGCAGCGCGACGATCTTGCGCCGTGGGCGCGCTGGATGCCGGGTTGGCTTCTGATGGTGCTCCTATTGGTTTTAGCCACAATCAATATTCCGCTTTTCGCCGCCAACGGCCTAAAGCACGGGCTGATAGAATGGTGGAGCACCTTCATGTCGGAAACGTCAATGTTGCGAGTGATGCTGCGCAACGAAAAAACCCCCGCGCCGGGGGCAAGTAAGCGCCGCGCGGCTGAGATTGAGAAAGGAGAAGCGTGATGCGCCCCGGCAAGTATAACCCCGCCCGCTCCTGCATACCCGCGTGGTGGCGGCTTGGGATCAGGGGCGCAGATGGCGTCTGGCGCATGACATGGCCGATTGCTCGACGGCTCAGGAAAGCCGCCAAGAAAAGAAGCCCCGCCAACCGAGGCTGAGATAGAGAAAGGGGAAGGGTGATGAGACTAAAATACCACCCTCAATACGAGTTCGGAGAACACATCGGGCCGTCGTTTGAGTGGTTTGCATGGTATCCCGTTCGGCTTTGGTATGGCCGCATGGTCTGGATGCGCAAGGTATCTTGCCAGCGCGTGCAAAAACGCAGCCACCTTGATGGTCATTGCTGGCAATTCTGGTCTTACGCCGATGCGTAAAAAGCCCCGCCAACCGAAGCTGACGGGGCCAGACCAATAGACCCCAACGTGGGCTAGACGCCAAGGCCTCGCGGACGCCCGGCACCATGCCGGGCGTCGAAAACCCTATACCCCGGACCGCGGACCGCGCAACACCTTCCAAAATACCCCCACATCCGATACCCTCCGCGGCACAACCACACGCCGCCAAAGGGGCACGGACCATGGCCATCGACGCAAACGACCCGCGCAGAGGCAGCTTTGCGACAGGCTCCTCGCGCCAAACCGCCGACGCCGCCAAATCCAGCGCCAGCAAAGCACGCGCCTCGTCCCCCTCGATCAGCCGATCCACCCCAACGCGCAGCAAAAGCCCCTCCGCCAGCTCGACCGCGGCCCGCGGGGCCAGCAGCTTCGGCGGAAACAAATCCTTCGGGGACCGGGACGACGACGACCGCAACCGCGTCAGCAAACCGTCCGGCGAACAGCAGGCGCGGAAAACGCGCACCGGCTTCCCCTCCGGCAAGGCCGACGGCGGCCGCGACAGCCGACCTTCCATCGTCCCCGGCCCCAAGCAAACCTTCGCCCAACAGCCCAGCCTCGGATCCTTCCGGCCCACGCCCCGGCCGACACCACAGGCCGCCCAGCCAACCGCACAAACCTTCCGACCCACCCCCAGACCACGGACCGTGGCCCCCGTCGCAGGGCAGACGCTCGACGCGCCACGGACCGCGGAACCCGTCGCACAAAGATACCTCGACGGACCGCGGACCTCGACGCCCATCGCCGAGCGCTACATGACGCCGGAACAGGAGGCCCTGGCCGACGCGTTCTTCGCCCGCCTCGGACAGGCCGGGCCCATCGGGCAAGCGCCGGTGCAACAACTGGACCGCGCGACCGCCAACGCCGTCATGGAAGACTTCGCCGCCCTTGAAGACCGCGTCGATATGGAGCCCCAGTTCGTCAACAACCCGCTGCGACAGCTCGGCTACCTCGATGCAGGCGGACTGCGCGGCATCGACTTCATGCCCCTAGACCCAAACAGCGCGACCTACTACGGCAGCGGATACACCCCCGCTTACTACGACGCAGAAGTGCTGGCCGCCATGGACAGCGGGGACAACCTGCTTCCCATCTTTGATTCCGTCGCAATGATAAACCCCGCGCGGGCCGACGCCTTCACAGACGCATACTTCAGGGGACAAGACGCATACCTCCTCCCCCCGCGGACCGTGGCCCTCGGGGCAAACTACATGACAGAGGGGGCCAAAGCCCACGAAGCCGGACACCGCGGCTTCGATGTCATCGAAGAACTCTTGCAGGGAAACCCAGAGCTGCGCTCGCGGTTCTATCGCGGCTTCCCCATGAGCGAAGGCCTGCCGCCCCAGCGTTATTCGCGCGGATACGACACCCGTCTCGAAGGCCTCGTGCCGCTGTCTAACCGAAACATCTACACACAGGACCAAGCCTCTGCGTTTGAAGAAAACGTAGTCGAGCGCGGCGACGACCCCTCAGCCACGTGGATCCAGCCGCGGACCGCGGATCAGCCCGTAGGAACCTACGCAACCATGGAACCGACGATCCAATACATGCGGGGCGTCGGCACCGAGCAATATGCGCCCACCCCGATAGGGTCAGAACGAATGCGGCGCTATGACCAAATCATGCAGGAAATCGCCGCAGAAGAGCTGGCCCGACGCGGCGTGCCGCCCCGCGCGACCATGCAGGGCGACCCCGAGCAGGCTCTGAGCGTGATGCAGGGCATCACAGACCGCGCGGACCAAGCCCGTCCAGAAGAACGCAACAGAGGCCTCCTCGGCGGCATCGGGGCCCTGATCCGCGGGATCTTCTGAAGGAACTAACCAGAGCGGCCGACACCGGGGGACAACCCCCGGTGGCCCTGGGATCAGGGTCTTAAATTGGCTGTCTTTCCAGCCTGTCAGCCCGTAGACGACACGGTGCCGGTCACTCGAAACCGGGCGAGGATGGTTTCCCACTGTCGCTCGGCCCTACCGCGTGCCCGCTTAATGCTGCGAGCGCCGCGCTCTGAGGGTGTGCTCGTGGTGCCAAGACCGTTTTCGCCTATCAGGCTAGGTCTATGCATCTTCACTGTCAGCACACCGCCAGAAAGCGGTCGCGCCAGCGCACAGAATGTGGCGCATTCGGTAACGCGAAGACCAAAACTGCGAAAACCGTGACAGTCTTTTCGAGTGTTGATGTTGCGGCGTGCGCTGGCACAGACCGTTCTAAAGGATGGAGCACGGGGGTCAAGACGTTGACCGCGGCCCGCGGGCCTATTATGTCTCTTATACGTTTAAGTATAGGAGGCCCCATGAACATCTATGACCACAACGGATGCGTCGCCATCCCCGTCGGCGTCACACAAGAATGGCTCGACGCCCTCGACCGCGAAGGCATCGAGAAAAATCTCCAGAAGATCCTCATCGAAAAGGCCGAGCACCTCGGAGAACAGGAAAAAGCACGCCAGAGGCTCGAATCCGCCCAAGAGGCCCGCGAAAACCGCCAAGACAGCATCCTGCGCTCGCTCACCGAGGCCGAGATCAACGAAGCCGCCCTCTTGGTCCTCGATCACACCAAAGGCGTCCTAAAGACCGCTTTGCGCCTCCAAGCGCTCATCGACAAACACATCGAAAACCCCGAAGACGGAAGCAAACGCGGCAACGTCAACACCGTCCTCGATTACGTCCGGGCCCATATCAATATGCTCGAAGGCGTGAGCCTCTCCAAAAAACCCCTCCAAGACCTGCGATACATCCGAACCGCCAAAGCCGCCAACGCCTGCGGCATCTCCCACAAAAACCTCTCGATGATCTGGAAATGCCTCATCTCCATCCACAAAAGCGGCACCGCCCTGCCCATCGGACAAGAGGCAAAGCTCGCCGACCTCGCCGCCACCATGCAGCTCCAAGCCGACTATGACAGGGAAGCCGAAAAAGAGGCCGAAGCCTCGCTCGGACCCCGCGACAAAGAAAGACGACGCCGCGCGGCCCACGCAGAAGCCCGACGGGCCATGTTCCCAGACCTGTCCCTCTATCCCGGCGATGAACCTATAAGTTCAAAATACCGGAGATCGAGGGAATTTGAGGCCGAATGACGGGGCGTATATTTTTAGGTGCAAAGGCGGGATTGCGGGGGCCGGGGCAGATGTCGCGGACCGCGGACCGCGGGACGGGGTAGAAAATATCCCGTAAAACCAAGGCATTGTCCGGATAATCGGGGAAGGGCTGGCGAAAAATCTTGCGCGGATCGGGGACAGGAGGTAGGTTCTTCCTGTCCCCAAACGACGGGGACGCGGCGAAAAAGGTTACATAGTTACGAATTTCTAGGGTAAAAATGTAACCGTAAATTGCCGGTAAGTGGTTGAAAGCATTGGGGAAAATTGTCGAGTTACATAAGTGACGGTGTTTTTAGGGCGGGGCGCGGATCGCGGATCGCGGATCGCGGGGCCAAAAACAGGGCTACTTATGTAACCGAAGGCCGAAGGGCCAATGAAATAAGGGCGAAACCGGCGTCAACCGGTAACGAATAGACCCTAGAAATATGTAACCGTGTAACCGTCCCAGGCGAGGAGCCTGCGGGCGGATTTTGCGTTTGATCTGGTCTTGACAAGGGCCCGAAGTCCTTAATTGGCCAGATGTGTTAAGGGGGGGAGAGATGGTTTTTTATTTTTTTTGATTTTTGCTCTATATACTAATAGGGGAAAATAAGAGAATGGGGTTGACAAGATGAGGCGGCGAAGGCCCAGCCTCTTGACCCCTGCCCGGCCTGCCTGCTAAATGTAACGAGAATTAACATCGGAGCAGAGCATGACAGGCAATCGCTATCTGGTCGCTCAAGAAGAGCGGAAGAACGTCCGACGCAAGGCGAAGGACTACGCCCCCGAAGACAAGCCCCTGAAGCGCCGCGAAGAGCTGTTCGTCCGGGAGCTGGTCTCGAAGGATGGTCAGATCACGATGCGCGAGGCGGCGATCAATGCCGGATTCCCGCCTCGCTCGGCGCACGCCCGCGCGCACGAGATGACCAATCCTGCAATCAGCCCCCACATTGTGAAGGCGATCAAAGCCTACCGGGCGGAGCTCGATGCGAAATATGGCGTCGAATATCACCGGCACCTGCGCGACCTGCAGAGGATCCGCGACATGGCCCTAGAGGCTGGCGCGTTCTCGGCCGCCGTTCAGGCGGAGTATCGGCGCGGGCAGGCGCATGGCGACATCTACGTCCAGAAAAGCGAAGTCCGGCACGGCACCATCGAGTCGATGAGCAAAGACGAGGTGCTGAAGGCGATTAAGGAGCTGAAGCAGCAGTATGAGCCAGTCACCATTGACGTCACGCCCGAAGAAAACGCAAACCGCGGCAACCGGCAAAAAGCGCGAGAGCGCCTTCTGGCGGGTGGTTCTGAGGGCGATGGAGAAATCGAAGAGGGCGAAATCCTGGACGGCCACGAGGATTGAGTCTTGGGCCGTCCCTGGCGTCCCTGACGTCGATGTCTGCGATGAGCACGGGCGGTTCCACAAGATCGAGCTGAAGAGCACGGCGAGCGACAAGGTGGGGCTGCGGCCGCACCAAGTCTCTTACATGACGCGGCACCAGCACGCGTCGTGCTGGATCTTGGTGAGAAAGACCTTGACGACCGGCGGCCACGCGGTGTTTCTGTATCACGCACGCCAGGCGGTCGATGTCTGGGCGGAGGGGTGCAAGGTGCGCCCGATCCTGCGCTTGGATTCGCCGGTCGATTATGACGTGCTGTTTGACACCATATCCCCGCCGGAGGGCTGACTATGCTATGGATCCTGACGCGCCTCAGCGCGTGGCTGAATGCGCCATACGATTGGCGCGACGACCTGGACAGGTTGCGCGAAGATCAAGACCGAAAAAAAGACCTTGACGACGATCACGACGCCGACGCATGATGCGCGGCATGGGCAATCCCGCCCGGCTTTGATTTGGAGATGAGACGATGCGGACACAAACTGTTGCGGTTTTCACGTTCGATGAGCTCGACGCCGACGCGAAAGAGCGGGCGCGCGAGGATTACCGGCGCGGCGGCGACCTGTGGCACTGGTCTGGCGAGTGGTGGGCGAGCGCCGAGGCGTTTTCTGCTATCGCGCCGATCCAGGTGCAGGCGATTGATTGGGATCGCGCCGAGCCTGAGATGCGCTTTGCTGATGATGACGTCGCGGCGCTGTCTGGCGTTCGGGCGTGGAAATGGCTGCACAATAATGGCTGGTTCGATCTGGCGGCGCGCAACGCTGATGGCGGCTGCACCTTGACGGGCTATTGCGGCGATTGCGACTTTTTTGATCCGATCCATGCCTTGCGGTCGCGCCCGGCCGACGTGCCGGCCCTTGAGGATCTTTTCCGCGACTGCGTCTATGGCTGGGCGTTCGCCGCCCGGCGCGACCTTGAGTGGTGTTATTCGGATGAGGCTATCGACGAAACGCTGACCGCCAACGGATATGAGTATCTCGCATCGGGAGAGTTTTGGGGTTGACGCCCCGCCCCGCTTTATCAATCAACACATGGGCAATCCCGCCCGCTAACCTCTGGAGATTTTCCAATGCTCACCATCACTGTTGATTTTCTGAAAGCCGCCCTGCTCTTCGCCTCGAATGAGCAGACCCGGTATTACCTCTGCGGCGTGCACCTCCTGCGCCGCGGAGACCACCTCCGCATCTGCGCGACCGACGGTCACCGGCTTTTCGTCGCGTCCGAGATCCTTTCCGGGCCCGGCCCGGACTTCGATGTCATCCTGCCCCGCGATGCGTTGAAAAAGGCCCTGACCGGCTTGGGCCGCGGCGTGTCGCACCTGCCCCTGGTTCTGGAAACCGGCGAGCGCGCGGGCCGCGACCAGGTCCTGCGCGCGACGCTGGGCGACGTCCAAATGACGCCCGTGGATGGATCGTTTCCGGACATTACCCGCGTCATCCCGAAAGCCGACGCGATCACCGGCGAGACGGCCGACTTCAACCCGATGTATCTCGCCGACATTGGCAAGGCGGCAAAGATCCTCGGATCCGGCGTCACGGATTTTCACCTTGGGCACAATGGCGACGCGCCCGCCCTCATCACGTTCGGTCAGAAAACCGCGTTTGCGGCCCTGATGCCGCTGCGCCCGCGGGTGGAGCCCATGCGCGCTTATGAGGTGGCGGCAATCATGGGCAGTGACGCGCCCGCGCTGGCGGATCAAAACGCGGCTTGACGCGTCAAGGTCAAACGGTCTAACAAGGGGGCGGGCAATCCCGCCCCCTTTGCTTTGGAGATCCCCGAGATGAAAATTTATGTCGCTTGCCTCGCCGCTTATAACGCCGGACGCCTTCACGGCGAATGGATCGACGCCACGTCCGACGCCGCCGAGATGGGCGAGGCGGTCGCCGCTATGCTCGCAAAGTCGCCCGTGCCCGGTGCGGAAGAATATGCGATTCATGATTATGACGGTTTTCCGGATATGGGCGAGTATCCGGGCCTTGACGCTATCGCCGAGACCGCGGGCTTAGTGGAGCTCGCCGCGGAGCATGACCTGAGCCCCGCGGCGTTCAAGGCGATTGCCGACAATTGGCACGGCGGCGCCCGCGACATCCGCGAGGCGTTCGGGCGGTGGGTCGGGCTGTTCGACTCTTTCCGCGAGTATGCCGACGAAATCGCGGATCTTTACATTGGCGAGACGTCCGGCGCGGCGGCCGACTATGTTTCGCAATATTTCGACTTTGAGTATCACGCCAGCGACCTTGCCCTTTCTTACACCGTTATCGAGACGCCCGACGGGGTCGCGGTTTTTTATGATTGACGCGTCAAGGTCAAACGCGCTAGGCAGGGGGCGGGCACTCCCGCCCCCTTTACTGTTTGGAGATTCTGACATGCTAAACACTGACGTTGACGCCGCCACGCTTGCCGCCGCCAAATTCGCCGTCCGCGAGGCCGTCCGTTATCGCGGTCTTGTGTCTGACACGCCCGCTTGGGAAGAGGTTTTCGAAGAGGTGCGCGACCTGCAGCGCGTCGCTAAGGCGTCCGGGTTGCCTATCTCGCCTGCAGATTGGGTTTACCTCGCCGACCTGGTCAACGAGGCGTGCGACGATGACGGTCTGCCGCGCTTGTTCGTCGTGGAAGGGGCCGACGCATGATCCGGCCCCGCGCCCGCCAGCGCGCCCGCCAGGCGCGCCGCGACGCGGCGGCCGACGTGGTGGCGATTGCCGCCATGATCGCGTTTACATATGGGGGGCTGCTGCTGGCCTTCGCGCTCGACGCGGGGGTGACAGCTGGACCTTGACGCGGCCGCGGCCGTGACGATAGACAGGGGGCGGGCAATCCCGCCCCCTTTGCTTTGGAGAATCTCGAGATGTATGTTTATCAATCCCAGTCCGGTCACTTTGAGGTTGCCGCATATACGTCAACGCGTTGTTGGCGTTTGCGCATGGCGGCGGTCAACGCCCCGTCTTTTAATACGCGCGCGGAGGCGGAAGCGTGGCGCGTTGAAACAGAAGCCCGGATCCGGGCCGAACAGTCGGGGGCGGTGGCATGACCGGCCCTGACTTCCGCCTTTCCTTCGATTGTCCCGATTGCGGTAAGCAATGGGGAGAAACGGCCCGAGTGCGGCGTGACGGCGAGTGTCCGCGGTGCGGCACGGTTTCGCGCTATACGCGGGCCCGCGCCCTAGCGCCCTGGCCCTGGCCTACCTCGCGCGCGCCCGAACGCCCCTATCCCCCGCCGCGCGTTTGGGATTGACGCGGCCGCGGCCGCTATGTCATGAAGGGCGCGGGCGCAATCCCGCGCCCTTTGCTTTGGGAGGCCTTCCATGAAATATGACATATTCAACGGGAACCCGCGCACCTTGACGCGCTTTGAGTTTTTCACCCTTCGCCGCGCCGCGCGTCGCAACCGCTGCAGCTATCGGTTCGGCCGGTTCTACATCGGTTCGGACGTCCGGCCTTGCGACGCCGCGGGCGCAATTGTTTACGGCCCCGCCCACAAGCTGCGCTGCGCGCAGTGGGCTCGCGCGCAGGCCGCCGCCGCTCGTGACGCCGAATCCCGCAGCCGTTGGATTCGCGGTGCCCGTGAGATTCTTTCCACGCCCTGCGCCCCTGTTGACTATTGGCGCGCGCGGTTCACCTGACGCCCGCCGCCCCTACCGCGCCACCGCGCCCCGCCTTCACCGGCGGGGCGTTTTTCGTTTGGGATTGACGCGCCGCTAGGTGCGGCGCTATTAACGGGGCGGGCGCAATCCCGCGTCCCTACCGTTTGGAGCTTTACGCATGACCACCTATTCTATCGTCTTCACCGAACGCGGCCGCCCCGTCCGGACCTGGACAGGCTATGCAACGTGGGCCGACGCCCGCCGCGCTATCGCCGACGCTGACCTGGTTATCCCCTTCCACTGGGATTGGACAATCGCCGAGGTGCGCCGCCCCTAACGCCCGCCGCCACCGCCGCGCTACCGCGCCCTGCCCTACCCGGCGGGGCGTTTTCGTTTGCGCCCGTCTCGCCCGTTAAACCGGCCGCCCGCGGCCCGTCGCCTACGCCCCTAGACCTACCGGCCCGTGCTACGCGCCCGGCGGCCCGGATCCTGCGCGCCTCGCGCCCCGTTATGTCCGGCCGTGCATAACGGTCGGCGCAGCCCGGCCCCCGCCCCGCGGGCCGAGATGTCCGTTAATCGGCCCCCGGCGCGCGCCCCTGGCGGCCCGATCCGCGGCCCGCGGCGGCCGGATCCGGGTGCGCGGTGCGGTGGTCCGGTGCCCGGATCGGATCCGGGTTTATGTCATCCGCGGCCCGTGATCCTGCAGGCGGTGGCGATGTTTCACGGGCCGTCGGCCTGCAGTCGGCGTCGATGTTTCACGGGCTTGACGCCGAGGCCGGCGGCCCGCGGTGCGCGGTGCGCGCGTCATGGGGCCCCGGCGGCAATTGAGGCTATCGGCGCGCAAGCCGTTGGAATCGTTGGGTTTTTCGCGCTGCATGGGCGGCGGTCCGGCGGACGGGCGCAAGGACCATGTTCGTCACAAACAATCATCAGAAAAAAAGGTACCGGATTCTGGGGTCCGGATCGGATGTTTCACGTGAAACATCTATAAGAAATCCAATCCTCTGTCCGGGTCCCCTGCCCCGTGGGTATGATAAAAATTTTCAATGAAACAAGGCGGTTTCGTTCTAAATGTGCGAACCGAAACCCCTATCGCATATCTTTCGATACGTGCTATTCTCTGTGCAAAACGGCCCGAGGCCCTTATTTTTAAGGCCCGCGAATGTGATCACATGGTGTGATCACACGCTCGGAGGATGTGATCACAAATGTCTATGCTGAACGAAGACCCGCAGGAGCGCCTGTTGAAGTTGGAGCTTCGGCTTGCGCAGCTTCAGATGAAGGAGAAGGTGCAGCAGGAATTCCTGCCGTTTGTGAAGCATGTCTGGCCTGAGTTCATTGCGGGGGAGCATCACCGGATCATTGCGGAGAAGTTGGAGCGTGTGGCGCGTGGTGATTTGAAGCGTTTGATCATCAACATGCCCCCGCGTCATCGACTGGCGTTGGACACGCCTGTTTTGACTGTGGCGGGTTGGAAGACGATAGGGACGGTCGAGGTCGGCGATTTTGTCTATGGCTCGGACGGTCTTCCGCAGCGCGTGGTGGGGAAGTCGGATGTGTACGAGGAGCCTCTGTACGAGGTGCGTACGGACGAGGGCGAGGTCTTTGTCACGGATGCGGAGCATCGGTGGAAGGCGGTTCGGTCTGTGCGCGAGATGGTTGGCGGCGTCCGCGGCACGCGAACCGAGGAGGTTGTGGTGTCCACGCGGGACATTGCGGACTGTGTTCTGCGCGCGGACCGTGCGACGCGGCTCGTGGACCGTGCTGCGGTTCATCGGGAGGCTGTGGAGTTGCCTGTGGACCCGTATGTTTTGGGGGTCTGGTTGGGGGACGGGCACAAGGGTCAGGGGATTATTTCGAGCCCGGACGAGGACGCGGCGTTCCTTCGTGCGGAGCTTGAGCGGCGCGGGTATCGGACCACGGATCAGGCAACGTCGATGACTTTTGGCGTGTTGGGGTTGAAGGTTCTGTTGCGGGATGCGTTGGGCGTTTTGGGGGACAAGCGCATTCCGGAAGAGTATCTTCTGGGGTCTGTCGAGCAGCGGCGAGCTTTGCTGCACGGTTTGATGGACACGGACGGGAACGTGATGGCGTCTGGGCAGTGTGTGTTTTCGCAGAGCGATTCGGGGCTCATTGAGTCGTTCCGGCGGCTGCTGTGGTCTTTGGGTATCAAGAACACAGTGATTTCGTATGTGCCTAAGCTGAACGGGGTTGAGCACAAGCGGGCGTACAAGGTGCATTTTTACGACGCCGATGCGGCGACGTTGCCGCGCAAGCGGGCGCGGTGCCGTGCGCCGAAGGGGTTTGGGTCGCGGATTTATGCCACGGCGGAGCCTTTGGGGGTGTCGGGTCGTGTGCAGTGCATTCAGGTTGCGAACGCGGATCAGGTGTTTTTGGTGGGGCGGAGCTTGACCCCGACGATGAATACCAAGAGCGAATTTGCATCTTTCCTGTTCCCGGCGTGGTTTATGGGCAAGTTCCCGAACAAGAAGATCATCCAGGCGACGCATACGACGGAGTTGGCGGTTGGTTTTGGTCGAAAAACGAAGAATTTGATCGAGCGGGATGATTACAAGGACGTGTTTGACGTCAAGTTGGCGGCGGACAGTAAGGCGTCTGGCCGGTGGGACACGGACCGTGGCGGGATGTATTACGCTGTTGGTGTGGGGTCGAACTTGGCGGGTCGTGGTGGTGATTTGATTATCATTGACGACCCTCATTCGGAGCAGACGTTGATGTCTGCGAATGGGTTTGACGATGCGTGGGATTGGTACACGGGGGGTCCGCGTCAGCGTTTGCAGCCGGGTGGTGCGATTGTTGTGGTTATGACGCGGTGGCATGAGAAGGATTTGACGGGACAGTTGATCCGTGCGCAGGCCCGTGATCCGTTGGCCGATCAGTGGGAGGTTGTGGAGCTTCCTGCGATCATGCCGAGTGGGAACTCCTGTTGGCCGGAGTATTGGTCTTTGGAGGATATGGTGCGTGTTCGTGCGTCGATTCCTTCTGGCAAGTGGAATGCGCAGTATCAGCAGAACCCGACGGGTGATGAGAACTCGATTTTGCGTCGGGATTGGTGGCAGATTTGGGAGAAGGGGAAGGTTCCGCCATTGGAGTATGTGATTCAGAGCTATGACACGGCGTTCTCGAAGCGGGAGACGGCGGATTATTCGGCGATCACGACGTGGGGTGTCTTTCGGCAGGATGAGGGTGGTCCGCCGTCGTTGATGTTGTTGGATGCGAAGAAGGGTCGGTGGGATTTTCCGGAGCTCAAGCGTGAGGCGTGGTCTTTGTATCAGTTTTGGGAGCCTGAGACGGTGATCATTGAGGCGAAGGCGACGGGGATGCCGTTGACGCATGAGTTGCGGAACATGGGGATTCCTGTGGTGAATTTTACGCCGAGTCGGGGCAACGACAAGGTGAGCCGGGCGCACAGTATTGCTCCGTTGTTTGAGGCTGGGATGATTTGGGCTCCTGATGAGCAGTGGGCGCATGAGTTGATTGAGGAGTGTGCGGCGTTTCCGAACGGGGAGTATGATGACTATGTGGACAGCACGACGCAGGCGTTGATGCGGTATCGTCAAGGCAATTTTGTGCAGTTGCCGACGGATGACTGGGATGAGGAGGAGGAGCGCAGCCCGCGGATTCGGGCGTATTATGGGTAGGTGTTGAGGGGTTTTGGGTTATCGGGTAGGGTGGCGGTGATATTTTCTGCCATCTGGGGGCCTTTTTGCCATGTCGATTGACGCGAACGATCCGAGGCGCGGCAGCTTTTCGACGGGGTCGTCTCGTCAGACGGCGGATGCGGCGAAGTCGAGTGCGAGCAAAGCGCGGAGTTCGTCCCCCTCTTTGTCGTCATCGTCTTCGACGCGCAGCAAGAGCCCTTCCGCGGCTTCCACGGCGTCTCGGTCGTCTTCGACCAGTAAGAGCAAGAGCACGCCCAGCGGCAACCAGGCGTTTGGGGATAAGGGCGGCAAGAGCGTAAGCAAGCCTTCTGGCGAGCAGGGTGCGAAGAAGACGCAGCAATCTGCTATAGACAGTTTCTTTTCGTCAAAGCCCGCGATGACCAGCGGAGACGGGGGCGGCAAGTCCTTTTCGCCCTCATCCTCGTCTAAGAAAACGCAACAGCCCGTTGCGGCTCCGCCGCCTTCTGTTCCGAAGCAGCAGTTTTTGCAGCAGCCTTCGGCGGCGACGACGCCTCCGGGCTCTTGGCTTGACGACTACAACGCCAACACGGGCAATTTCTTCACGAACCAGCCCTCGTATCTTGGGGCGTATCGGGCGGATTCGCCCGGCGACATGATGTTGCTGGACATGCTGATGCAGCAGTCCCTCCCGAACGCTGTCCCGGCTCCGATGGCCGTGGGCCCGCTGCAGGGCCCGAACCTGCCGACTCCCGAAGAGGAAACGTCGATTGCGAAGCGGTATTTGACGCCGCAGAGCAATTTTGAGGCGGCGATGGGCCTGACGCCTCTGGGCTTTACGGCCCCGCAAGCGGCCCCTGCTCTGCCCGAGCGCAGCTTCATGGGCCCGGACACGATGGCCGACAGGGCGGTGACGGCCGCGGCGATGGCTCCGCAGTATACGATTGATGACTACATCTCGGCGGCCTCGGGTTCCGTACCGCGGCCCGCGGGCCTTGGCGGTTTGGGCGGCATGTCTGTTGCGGAGTTTAATGCGACGCTGCCGCTGGAGGCGTCGTTTTTGCCGCAGGGTTTTGGTCCGGAGGCGAGTCCTGTTCCGCAGATGCGGCCTGGCCCGGAGCCGACGCGTCCGGTGATGCGGCCGCCGCAACCTGTGGAAGATCTCGGTTTTTCTGAATTTGGGCGCGTGTACGGCCAGCCGATCACGCCGTACACGACGCGGTTTGACGCTCCGATTGCGCCGGGCGCGGAGGGGACGACGGCTTTGGGCGCGGTTCCGGGCGCTCCGCCGGTTCCTGTGGCGGGCGCTTTGCCGGGGAGCCAGTTGCCGCCGGCTCCTGTTTCGATGTCGGGGATGGCGAACCCGTTTTTGGAGGAGATCTTGCCGGGCAGTCCGGGCGCGATGGGCGCGGGGCCGCTTCAGCAGGGGGTTGGGGCGAGTAGGATTCCCCCTGATCTGGACACGTCCACGCCTGTGGCGGGCGATCTGCCTCTTGGGACGGATTATCAGAGCTATGCGCTGCCCGGCCCTGCGCCGGAAGCGATGATTTCGACGCCGCCGCTGTTTTTTGGCGGGTCGCTGAACTCTGCGGCGGGGCAGGCCCCGGCTTTGGGCGCGGTGGATGACCGGTATGCGGCGTCGGTTCCGGGGTTTGCGCTGCCGGATCAGCCGCGGTCGTCCGCGCCGCAGGCGGGAATTGCGTCTTTGCCGGTCCCGGCGGGCGATTTTGCGGGTTCGCAGCCGTTTTTGGAGGAGATTTTGCCGGGCAGTCCCGGTGTCCGCGGCCTGAGCGTGATCCCGCAAGGCGTTCGCCCGAGCACGATCCCGCCTGATCTGGACACGTCCACGCCGGTGGAGGGCGACTTGCCGCTTCGGACGGACTACGGCGAGCCGCGGCCCGCGGTCCGTGCTCCGTCTATGCAGGGGTCTGTTCCGGGCTTGGGCGCGTTTCCGGAGGGCGCTCCGTCGTCCGCGGCCCGCGTTCCGCCGAGTTTTGACGACGGTTTGAACATTGACGCCTTTGGGGCGTCGCCGTTTGGCGATGTTCCGGTGGAGGGCGATTTGCCGATGCGGTTGAGCACGGACCCCGGTTCGCGGCCCGCGGGACAGGCTTCGGCATCGCAGCCCACGGCGACTGAGGCGCTTGCCGCGTCCCGTGCGGACGAGCGGGCGCGGGTTTCGGAGGAGGCGCAGCGGCGGATTGCTGATATGCGGGAGGCCCGCGCGTCCAACCAGTATGGGTTTGAGGAGCGTCCTGCTCTGATCGGCGAGACGGATCTGGCCCAGGGCACGGGCTTGGGCGGCATGGGCTTGCAGGCGTCGTCGTCTTCGGCCTTGTCGGCGACCCCGGCGAACATTGCGGCGGATGCGGCGGCGGGTCAGAAGGGTATTGCGGAGGGGTCTTATATCCCTGTCATGGGCGGTCCGACGATTGGCGGGCAGCTTTTGGCGGCGGGGATCAACGCGGCGAACCCTCTGTTGCGGGGACAGGACAAGGGCGACGGGTTCTTGAGCCGGATTACGGGCGGTCGGCCGCTGTTTGGCGAGAACGGGATCATTCCGCCGAGCGATCCGTTTACGATTGAGGACTTTATGGCGTCGCAAGCGGCGATGGAGGAAGAGGGCGCGGATCGGCGGATTGCGGAGTCGCCGTTTGATCCGGGGTCCTCCGAGTTTGGCGATGTGACGGGCGGCGGCACGACGGACACGTCAGACACGGCGGATTCGGGCTTGAGCGTGGGCCAATATGGCGACCTTGGGTACACCGAGGCTCCGCCTGTGACGCTTCCGAGTGGGTATTCGATGTCGCTTGAGGATTATCTGGCGCTGTTGGCGCGGATGCCGGGCGGCGCGCAGTCCGCGGGCCGCGGCCTGTTGTCGGTGACGCCGTTGAATCTTGGGATTGGGTCTCTGGCGTGAGGCCGTGCCGACGCTAGGCAAGCCCTGTTTTGCATGGTAGGTTTGTGGAAACCCGGCGTTTTGCCGGCAGGAGGATTTTATGGCGCGAGCCCCGGTCATTCCGTCAGTTTCTTTCGTGGAGCGGGAGAACGACAGCCCTGAGATGGAGCAGGCGGCGGTTGATCTGACCGTCGAGTCTCTGGGCCGTACGATGGATGCGCGTCGTCCGTTTCTTGAGGGCGTGGACATCGAGATGGAGGATGACGGCGGCGCTGTCATCGACTTTGACCCCGAGGACGATTTCGGCCCTGACGACGGGGCGTTTGACCGGAATTTGGCCGAAGAGATGGATCTCGGCGAGCTGGGGGCCGTGGCGAACGATCTCTTGGCGCAGTACGAAAGTGCTAAGGAAAGTCGCGGGGACTGGGAAGAAGAATACAGCAAGGGCTTGGAGCTTTTGGGCTTCAAGTACGAGGAGCGGACCAATCCGTTCCGCGGCGCGACGGGCGTGACGCACCCGCTTTTGGCGGAAGCGGCGACACAGTTTCAGGCGCAAGCATTCAATGAGCTCCTGCCTCCGGGCGGTCCGGTCCGAACGCATGTTCTGGGCGAGATCACGAAGGAGAAAGAGGCGCAGGCCAAGCGCGTCAAGGAGTTCATGAACTACTACGTGACGAACGTGGCGGAGGAATACACGCCTGAGTTCGATCAGATGCTGTTTTACCTGCCTTTGGCGGGATCGACGTTCAAGAAAGTCTACTATGACGCGAATTTGGAACGGGTTGTGTCCAAATTCGTGCCTGCGGAGAATCTGGTCGTTCCGTATGACGCGGCCGATCTGGAGACGGCTCCGTTTGTGGCGCAGGTTCTGCGGATGCCGGCGAACGACGTGCGGAAGCTGCAGGTTGCGGGCTTCTACAGCGATGTCCCGGTGCATCCTAGTCAGGAGAAGCAGAGCGATATTTCGGAGGTGACGGACGAGATCGAGGGGTCAAGCCCGTCGATGATCGACTACGACGTCACTTTGCTGGAATTCCACGTTGATCTGGACCTTCCGGGCTACGAGGACCGCGACGAGGACGGCGAGGAAACGGGCATTATGCTGCCCTATGTCGTCACGGTGTGCGAGGACACGGGCTCGGTTCTGTCGATCCGTCGGAATTACAAGGAGGCGGACGCAAAGCGCCGCAAGATCCAGTATTTTGTGCATTACAAGTTCCTGCCGGGCTTCGGTTTCTACGGGTTGGGGCTGATCCACACGATTGGTGGACTTTCGCGGACGGCAACGGCGGCTTTGCGGCAGTTGATCGACGCGGGCACGCTGTCGAACCTCCCGGCGGGTTTCAAGGCGCGCGGATTGCGCATCCGGGACAACGACGATCCTCTGCAGCCCGGCGAGTTCCGGGACGTGGACAGCCCCGGCGGCGCGATCCGCGACAGCCTGATGCCGCTCCCGTTCAAGGGCCCGGACGCCACGCTGTTCAACCTTTTGGGCTTTGTGGTCCAAGCGGGCCAGCGGTTTGCGACGATCACCGACATGAAGGTCGGGGACGGCAACCAGCAGGCGGCGGTCGGCACGACGGTGGCGATGCTGGAGCAGGGCGCGCGGGTGATGAGCGCGGTCCACAAGCGCTTGCACTACGCGATGAAGCAGGAGTTCAAGCTCCTGGCGCGGGCGATGGCGGAATCGTTGCCGCCGCAGTACCCGTATACGGTCGCGGGCGCGGACCAGACGGTGTTTGCGCAAGATTTTGACGACCGGGTGGATGTGATCCCTGTCTCGAACCCCAACATCTTCTCGCAGTCGCAGCGGATCATGCTGGCGCAGACGCAGATGCAGTTGGCGATGCAGGCCCCCGAGCTGCACGACATCTACGAGGCGTATCGTCGGATGTACGAGGCGCTTGGCGTCCGGGACATCGACAAGATTTTGAAGCCGAAGGAAGAGGCCGAGGCGCAGCCGAAGGATCCGGCGACCGAGAACATCGACGCGCTGAACCAGTTGGAGCTGCAGGCGTTTGAGGGGCAGAACCACGACGCCCACATGATGTCTCACCTTGTTTTTGGCGCGTCGGGCCTTGTCGGGCAGATGCCGATGGTCGGCATGGCGCTGCAAAAGCACCTGATGGACCATGTTCGCCTCAAAGCGACCGAGATCGTCATGGCGCAGGTCGCTCAGATGGGCGCGGGCCAGCAGCTTCCGCCCGAGATGCAGGTGCAGGTCGAGGCGGCGATTGCGAACCAGATCGCGCAGGAGCTGCAGAATCTGCGGCAGTTGAACGACCAGATCACCGGCCAAGCGCAGCAGCAGGGCCCTGATCCGTTGGTCGCGCTCAAAGAGCAGGAGCTTCAGCTTCGTGCGCAGAAGGATCAGGCGCAGATCGCGCAGGATCAGGCGGAGCTGCAGTTGGACGCGCAGAAGGCGCAGCAGCGGGCACGCGAGTTCCAAGAACGGTTGGAGCAGAACCGTGAGCTGACGATGACGAAACTTGACGCAACGGCCGAGCGCGAGCGTGCGCGGATCGCGGCCCAGATGGCGATGGCCCAGCAAAGGAGGCAGTGATGCAAGGACGTGTGAAGTGCGGGGGGTCTAAGCCCTCTGACGCGCCGAAGCCGGCGAAGGCGGCGGTGATTGACGGGCAGGGCCGCATCCCGTTTGCGAAAGAGAAGACGATGGCGACGCCGAACACGGCGAAGGGCATGACGTCCACCGGAAAGAGCCGTGGCATGGGCGCAGCGCTGCGCGGCGGCCGCTACACATACGACTAAGGCCCTCGGCCGTGCTCTGGGGAGTCTGTTTCGATGGATGCGGCACTGATTTGGAGCGCAGGGCTTACCTTTGTCCTGGGCTTTCTCGGTTGGGTTTTGCGCGGCTATGTCGATGACCTGAAGAGGATCACGATCTTGCTAAACCGAACGAGAGAAGAGATTGCGCGGGACTATGTGACCAAATCGGATGCGCGCGAGGACATGAAGCAGATCTTGGACCGGCTGCAGGCTATGGACGAGAAGCTAGATCGTGCGTTGGATCGCCGGGAGCGCCGTGACGACCGGAGGATGGGCGATGCGTAAGTATTCTGAGCGCAGTTTGAGAAGTCTTAGGGGCATTCACCCTGATTTGAGACGGGTTATTGACCGCGCGCTGCAGGAAAGCCCGCTTGATTTTGTGGTGATTGAAGGGTTGCGAACGAAGGAGCGGCAAAGACAGCTCGTAGCGTCTGGGGCCTCTCGAACCATGAACAGCCGTCATCTGACGGGGCACGCGGTGGATTTGCTCCCGATTGGACCGAACGGCCCGTCGTTTGATTGGCCGTTGTATGATCGGCTTGGCCCGGCGGTTAAGGAGGCGGCGGAAAAAGAGGGCGTGCCTTTGACGTGGGGCGGGGATTGGTCGAGTTTTCGAGACGGCCCGCATTTTGAGCTGGATCGCGCCGCGTACCCGGAAACAGCGTGGACGACGGGCGATGCTCCGCCTGTGCCCCGAACCTCGGCGGCGCAGTCGAATACGGTTCGCGCGTCGGCGGCGCAGCTTGGCACGGCGGCCGCGGGCGGCGTGACGGCGATTGCGGCGTTAGATGGGCAGGCGCAGGTCATCACGATTGCGCTGTTCGGCGTGATTGCGCTTGCGGCGCTTTGGATCATGCGCGAGCGTTTGAGGAAGTGGGCGAACGGCGACAGGTGAAGCATGTTCCGCATAAAGGTCTACCTCGCGGCCGCTGGCGCATTTTTGGCCGCGCTCTTAGGGGTTTACTTGCGCGGAAGACGCGACGAGGCCGCAGCCGACGCGGAAAGGGAGCTCAATGAGTATGTTGAAGCGCGCCGTCGGATGGATGCCGTGGACATCGACGACCCTGACGCTGCTCGTCAGTTCCTGCGTGATCGGCAGCAGTCCCGCGGCGATCTGTGACGGCACGGTTCGGCTGCGCGACCGCCATGCGGACGCGCTTCTGGCGGACGGGGGCGACCAGTCTGTCCAGAGTGGCGCGGCTTTGATCGGAACGCTCGACGCGTACTGCCACGACGTATAGCCGTCAACCTTAGTTTATGGGCTGGCACCCCGTGTATGGGACATGCTACATATTGTGGCATGGATGGACTTGACACAGCACAATTTGTGCAGCGCGCGATCAAGGAGCGGCGTTCCTTGGTCTTGGATTTGTTGGAAAACAACGGAATCCGGTCGATGGAGCACTATCAGCTTTGCATGGGCGAGCTGAATGCGCTGACGTTTGTGGCTGAGGAGCTGTCAGGTTTTCTCGAACAGCAGGAGACTAGGGATGACTGAGTCATCGAGCGCGGTGGACTTGTCGTCCATCGACGTAAAGGGCGCTGTCGAAAGCATGTACGTCCCCAAAGAGGACCGTGTTTTGGACCCGTCGAAGGCGGATGCGAGCCTTTTGGAGCGGATGCCGTCGCCGACGGGGTGGCGGATGCTGATTTTGCCGTATCGCGGCAAGGGCAAGACGGCCGGCGGGGTCTATTTGCCTGAAAAGGTCGTGGACGATGGGCAGCTCACCACGGTGGTGGGCTACGTGATGAAGCAGGGCCCGCTCTGTTACAAGGATGAGGCCAAATTCCCGGACGGCCCGTGGTGCAAGACGGGGGATTGGGTGATCTTTGCCCGATATGCGGGGTCTCGCTTCAAGATCGAAGGCGGCGAGGTCCGAATCCTGAACGACGACGAGATTCTTGCGGTCATTTCCGACCCCGAGGACATTTTGAGCCTGTAAGGAGCAGAAAATGGCCGAAGAGCAGAAGGCATACGAACCGGACAGCGGCGAGCTTGATCTGGACATGGGCGAGCACGAGGCCGCCGAGGTTGAGGTCGATCAGCCGGGCGGCGAGTCCGAGGAGCAGGAGGCGTCGGGCGACGACCGCGACGACGACCGCTCTGAGCACGAAGATGTTGCGAGCTCTGCACAGAAGCGCATCAACCGCCTGACCAAGAAGATGCGCGACGCCGAGCGTCAGCGCGAAGAGGCGATCCGCTACGCCCAGCAGGTTCACAGCGAGGCCGAGCAGCTCAAGCAGCGCATGAAGCAGCTCGATTCGGGGTATCTGCAGGAGTACGGCTCTCGTCTTGAGATCGAGACCAAGACGGCCGAGGCGGCGCTCAAGCGCGCGGTGGAAACGGGCGATTCTGACGCGGTGATCGAGTCGCAGCGTCGCCTGAACGAGCTGTATTCGGCCGCGCAGAAGTACCGCGACGCGAAGCGGATGCAGGCCACGCGCGAGCAGCAGTACGCCCAGCAGCAGGAATACGCCCAACAGCAACAGCAGCCGCAGGCGTATGCGCAACCGCAGCAGGAGGTCCGCCGTCCGGACAAGAAGGCGGAGGACTGGGCCGAGCGCAATACGTGGTTCGGCCAAGACGAAGCCATGACCTTTGCGGCATTTGGGATCCACAAAAAGCTCGTTGAAGACGAGGGATTTGACCCGCAAAGCGATGAGTATTACACTGAGCTGGATCGACGGATTCAGCGCCGGTTTGGAAACACCATGCAAGACGCTGATGAAACCGCACAAAATTCGGGTACTGGCCGCCGCCCCGCTCAGACGGTAGCCGGTGTTTCCCGCTCCTCCGGGAAAACATCTGGGCGCAAAAAGGTTCGACTCACCCCGACCCAGGTTGCTATCGCCAAAAAGCTGGGTGTGCCGCTTGAAGAATATGCGAAATACGTGAAGGACTGAAACAATGACTGCAGAAACCAAAACCGGGCGTTATGCGGACATTGATCGTGCTCCGCGTGCAAACAAAACTCGGGAGAAAACGGCGGCTCGCCGTCCGTGGGCTCCCCCGTCCATGCTGGACGCCCCGCCCGCGCCGGAAGGCTACAAGCATCGCTGGATTCGTGCCGAGGTTCGTGGTTTTGATGACCGCAAGAACATCTCTGCCCGGCTTCGTGAGGGTTACGACTTGGTTCGCGCCGACGAGTTCCCTGACTTTGAGGCCCCGGTGATCGACTCGGGAAAATATGAGGGCGTGTTTGGTGTTGGCGGACTGGTTCTCGCCAGGATCCCGCTGGAAACCGTCGAAGAGCGCGCTGCGTACTTCGCGGACCGCAACCGCGATCAGATGACCGCGGTGGACCAAGACATGCTGCGCGAGAACGCACACTCGACCATGACGATCTCCAACCCGGATCGTCAATCTCGTGTAACCTTTGGCGGCCCACGTCGATAACGCGTGGCCCCCTTGACGGAGAAAAGTTATGGCAAACGCCGAAACTGCCTTTGGCCTTCGTCCCGTCGGGCTTGCTGGCGCTGGTGTGAATAGCACTGGTGTCACCGAGTATGAAATCGCGTCGAACAACACCAACGCGATCTACCAGTACGGTCTCGTCACCCCCACCTCGGGCGGTGTCATCGACTATGCTGGCGCGACCAACGGCGGCACCACGTCCGCTCTTGGCGTCCTGATGGGCATTCAATACCACGACAGCGTCCAGAAGAAGCCCGTGTGGCTCAGCTACTGGCCGGGCTCGGGAAGCGTGTCGGTTGACACGAACTACCCGGTCAAAGCCTACGTGGCCGACAACCCCGACCAACTGTTCGTCGTTGCCGCTGACGCGACGCTCACCGACCGCGCCACCGCGCTGGCCTCGGTGTTTGCAAACGCTTCGCTCGGCACCTCGGCGCGCACTGGCTCGACCGCCACCGGCCGCTCGAACTCGCAACTGAATGTTGCGTCGATTGCCACCACCGCAACCCTTCCGCTGCGTATCGTTGGTCTTGTCGATGACGAGGCAAACAGTGACTACGGCTCGGCAGGCGCGCATCTGCTGGTTCGCATCAACGCTCATTTCAACGCAGCAACCCGTCGTTTCGATTCGCAGACCACTGCGGATTCGACCGGCGTGTAAGGAGGGCTGACCAATGGCTATCTCTCGCGCACAGCTAGCGAAAGAGCTGGAACCAGGCCTTAACGCGCTGTTTGGCCTTGAATACGACCGCTACGAGAACGAGCACGCCGAGATCTTCGATCAGGAGTCCTCGGATCGTGCGTTCGAAGAAGAGGTCATGCTCGGCGGCTTCGGCACCGCGCCGACCAAGACCGAAGGCGGCAACATCTCGTACGATGACGCGCAGGAAACCTACACTGCCCGTTACACGCACGAGACCATTGCTCTGGCGTTCTCGATCACCGAGGAGGCTGTGGAGGACAATCTCTACGACCGTCTCTCGGCTCGGTACACCCGTGCTCTGGCCCGCTCGATGTCGCAGACCAAGCAGATCAAGGCTGCTTCGATCCTGAACAACGCGTTCAACACCGGCGCGCCGATTGGCGACGGTGCGGCGCTGTGTTCGTCGGCGCACCCCACTCTGTCGGGCAGCCAGCGTAACCAGCTTTCGGTCGCTGCGGACCTGAACGAGACGTCGCTTGAGCAGATGCTCATCGACATCGCCGGGTTCACGGACGAGCGTGGTCTGAAGATTGCCGTTCGCGGCATGAAGCTGATCATCCCGAAGGAGCTTCAGTTTGTCGCCGAGCGCGTCATCAACTCGAACCTCCGTCCGGGCACGGCTGACAACGATCTGAACGCGATGAAGTCCATGGGTATGCTGCCCGATGGTGCGGTTGTGAACCACTTCCTCACCGACACGGACGCGTTCTTCATCAAGACCGACGCCCCGAACGGCTTCAAGCTGTTCCAGCGTACGCCGATCCGGACCGCCATGGAAGGCGACTTCGACACCGGCAACATGCGCTTCAAGGCCCGCGAGCGTTACAGCTTCGGCGTCTCGGACTGGCGCGCGGTCTTCGGTTCGCCGGGCGCGTAACCTCCCTTCGCGCTTGGTGGAGAGGCCCGCTTCGGCGGGCCTTTCTTTTTTGAAGGGCGTCCTGTATCTTTTGGGTCAGGCAACACATCCAGCCCCGCAGACAGGCCGCCTGCCTGACGATGCACAGACTGCGCGGCCAACCCTTGTGCATGAGGTTTTTCCATGGCTCAGACCACTTTCTCCGGCCCGGTTGTTTCGACCAACGGCTTCACGGGCGACGTCACCGGCGCGATCCAGGTTCCGACGTACACGGTTGCGACGGCTCCGTCGGCGTCTGCTGCGGGCGCGGGCACCGTGATCTATGTGTCGGACGGCGCGGCCGGCAGCGCAATTCTGGCGTTTTCGGACGGCACCAACTGGAAGCGTTCGGACACCGGCGCGACCATCGCGGCGGCTTGAGGCGTTCCATGCCGATCAAGTGGGAACCTGCGAGCAAGGAAGAGCTTGAGGCGCGGTCCGCGCCCAAGCCTTCGAAGCCTACGAAGAAAGCGTCTGCGAAGAAGGGGGCGTCCTGATGGCAAACTCAGATGTGAAGGCCAAGCGCCTAGCCTCTACGGGAGCCGCGTCGGTGGGCCGGGCGCGTTTGCGCCAAGTGCATGTCCTGACGAGCGCCGGCGCGGGCCGGCTTACTTTGACGGACGGCGACGGCGGCCCGACGGTGCTCGATGTAGATTTCATCGCATCGGATTCGAACTCGGTGAACATCCCCGACGAGGGGCTTTTGTTCACGTCGGACATTCACTGCAGCGCGGCGACGAACATTTCGGCGTTTACGATCTTCTACGCGTGAGGTTGGGCCATGGCGACGACCAAGGACGTCAAGCGGAGCCCGTCTGGGCGTCTTTCCTATCGGGGGGAGACGTTTTCGGGCTACAACAAGCCCAAGCGCACGCCGGGGAAGTCCAAGAAAAGCGCTGTTTTGGCCAAAAAGGGCAATGAGGTGAAGCTGGTCCGGTTCGGCGACCCGAACATGTCGATCAAAAAGGACCAGCCGGGACGTCGGAAAAACTTTCGGTCCCGTCATAATTGCGATTCGGCAAAGGACAAGTTCAGCGCGCGGTATTGGTCCTGCAAAGCGTGGTGAGCCATGTCCGTCCTCCCCTTCTACGCCCCTGACGAGAAAGACATCGTAGAGGAGATCCGCGCGTGGTCCGCCCATGCGCTGGAGCGGCCCAACCCGTATTTCAACGACCTCCCGGCCTGCCCGTATGCGAAGCGCGCGTGGCACGAGGGCCGTGTTGCGATCATCTTCAAATATGGCGGCAATCAGTGCCTGTTCAGCGTTTTGTGCGAGTTCAATGACGCGCTGGATTTGGTCATGCTGGTGGATCGGAACGAGCGGCGGCCGGCCGAAGAGTTCCACGACTATCTGGACGCGTTGAACGAGGCGATTTCAAACGGGGTGTTTGGCGACCGCGATCTGTGGGTCATGGGCTTTCACCCGGACGATGACGCGAATGATTTTGTGGACGATGGGACGTTTGAGCCGCACGTGAACACGCCCTATGCGTTGATCTTTGTGCAGCGGTTGACGAAGGTTCAGGAGGCCGCAGACAAGCTCAAGCAAATGGGCTATTATGACGCCTATCTGGCGGAGTACGACGCGTCAGAGCGGTTTGGCGAGCGGGAAGCTCTGTATAGGAGACTGAAACATGGCGATGAGCCCTCGGAAGAAGATGGCTATGGGCAAAGAGGGGTCCAAGTCGAAGCCCGCGGTTAAGCTGCGTGCGGGCGGCATGGTGAAGAAGATGCGCTCGGGCGGCATGGTGAAGAAGATGCGCTGCGGCGGATCGGCGAAGAAGTCGTAATGCCCAGCCGTCCTGGATTGTACAGCAACATCGCCGCGAAGCGTCGCCGGATCAAGGCGGGGAGCGGCGAGAAGATGCGCAAGCCGGGGAGCAAAGGCGCTCCGACGGACAAAGCGTTTCGTGAGTCCGCCAAGACGGCGAAGAAGCGGAAGAAGACCTAATGGCCCTGTCCGGCACCAAGACGTTCGATCTGGACGTCACCGAGTACATCGAGGAGGCGTTTGAGCGGTGCGGCTTGGAGGCCCAGACGGGGTATGACCTGAAGACGGCCAAGCGGTCGATGAACCTGCTTCTGGCGGAGTGGGCCAACCGCGGCTTGAACCAGTGGACGATTGCGCAGACGACGGTGACGCTGACGCAGGGCACGCGCGAGTATGCGCTGGGCCCGGAGACGATTGACGTTTTGTCGGCCGTCGTGCGCCGGAGCGGCACGGACTATGCGCTGGAGCGCGTGGGCCGTGATGCGGATTTGAACATCCCCAACAAGAGCACGCAGGGACGCCCGTCTCAGTTCTTCGTGGACCGGAGCATTGATCCTGTTCTGCGGCTGTGGCCGACGCCGGAGAACGGCACGGACACGGTGATCTTGGACCGCTTGGTTCGGATGGATGATGCGGCGGATCAGACGAACACGATGCAGATGCCGTTTCGGTTCTACCCCGCGCTGGCGGCGGGGCTGTCGTATTACATCTCGATCAAGCGCGCGCCGCAGCGGACGCAGTTCTTGAAGGCGGTGTACGAGGAGGAGATGGAGCGCGCGATGTCCGAGGACCGTGATCGGGCGTCTTTGCAGATCCAGCCGTATGTCGGGTATTATGGGGGCTAGGGATGGCGACGTTTGCGCAGGGTCGGAAGGCGTATGGCATCTCGGACCGCTCGGGGTTCCGGTATCCGCTGCATCGGATGAAGAAAGAGTGGACGGGGGCGCTTGTCGGGTTTGACGAGTGGGAGCCGAAGCATCCGCAGCTTGAGCCGCGGCGCAAGGTTGTCGATCCGCAGGCTTTGAAGGATCCTCGGCCTGACCGGAAAGAGCCTTTGGTGGTCTACGTGGGGGTTCCGTTGGTGGAGGCCCCTGATCTGCGCCCGGTGCGGGCGTTTGGCGTGGTGGGACAGGTTGGGGTGGTGACGACATGAGCATGAACTACGCCCAGCTCACGCAGGCGATTCAGGACTACATGGAGAACTCTGAGGCCACGTTCGTGTCCCAGATCCCGACGTTTGTGCGGCAGACGGAGGAGCGGGTGTTCCGCACGGTGTTGCTGCCGGAGCTTCGGACGCACGCGACGACGAACGCGGTGGCGGGCAACCCGTATCTGGCGCGACCGACGGATTTCTTGGCCCCGTTCTCGATGGCCGTGGTGACGGATGCAGGCGAGTATTACTACCTGCAGGAGAAGGACACGGACTTCGTGCGCCAGGCGTACACGTCGCCGAGCTCCACGGGCCTGCCGCGGTATTACGCGCAGTTTGACGGGGATCGGACGGGCAGCGAGGGCAACTTTGTCTTGGGGCCGACGCCGGATGCGGCCTACACGGTCGCGTTGCATTACTATTACGACCCTGAGTCTATCGTGACGGCGGGCACGTCGTGGCTTGGAAACAACGCCGAAATGGTGTTGCTGTATGGGTCGTTGACCGAGGCGTATACCTTCATGAAGGGTGACGCGGACATGATGCAGCAGTACGAGAAGAAGTATCAGGAGGCTCTGCAGGGCCTCGGCGGTCTGGCGCGGTTGTCCATGACCGACAACTACCGAAAGGACGCGTAAATGGCTATCACTCAGGCAATGACGACGAGCTTCAAGCAGGAGCTCATGGAAGGCGTTCACGACTTCACGACGCACACGTTCAAGATCGCGCTGTTCACCAGCTCGGCCACGCTGGGCGCGGCCACGACGGCCTACAGCACGACGAACGAGGCGAGCGGGACGGGATACACGGCCGGCGGGGAAAATCTCACGGTGGTCGGCGGCACGGTCTCGACAAGCGGCACGACGGCGTTCATCGACTTCGCGGACGTGTCGTGGACTTCGGCGTCGATCACGGCGCGCGGCGCGCTGATCTACAACTCGTCGGTGGTCGGCAACCCTGCGGTCGCGGTTCTGGATTTCGGGTCGGACAAGACGTCTACGGACGGCACGTTCACCGTTCAGTTCCCGACGGCCGACGCGTCGAACGCTATCGTGCGGATCGCCTAAGCCATGGTGAAGCTCGTCAACCGCGCCAAGATGACCACGTCCACGACGGGGACGGGGACGATCACGCTTGGCTCTGCGGAGACGGGCTACCAGACGTTTGCCGCGGCGGGCGTCGTGGACGGTGACACGGTGCGCTATGTCCTTGAGGACGGTGATGCGTGGGAGATTGGCTCTGGCGTCTACACGGCGTCGGGTACGACCATGACGCGTGTTCTGGAGGAAAGCAGCACGGGGTCTCTGTTGAACCTGACCGGAGGGGCGGTGGTTTTTGTGAGCGCTGTGGCGGCGGATTTTGCGGCGTCGGTTGACGGGGGCTTTGCCTCGGCCGTGTACACCGCAGAACAGTCTATAGACGGAGGTTCGGCATAATGGCTGACCGCATTCAAATTCGCCGTGATCTGGCTGCGAACTGGACGAGCGCCAACCCGACGCTTGCTCAGGGCGAGCTTGGCTACGAGACCGACACGGACAAGGTCAAGATCGGGGATGGCACGACAGCCTGGACCAGTCTTGGCTACTTCGTTGATCCCAACAGCTACCTTCTGGATTCGGACATCGGCGTCACGGTGCAGGGCTATGATGCCAACACCGCCAAGTATGATGACACGACAGCCAACTTTACGGGCACCCTTCAGAATGGTGGTAGCAATGTCGTAGTTGACTCGGACATTGGTGTTGCCGTTCAGGCCTACGACGCCAATACGGCCAAGTACGACGATGTCACGGCCAACTTCACGGGCACTCTCCAGAACGGTGGCAGCAATGTTCTGGTCGATACCGACATCGGCTCGACCGTGCAGGCGTGGGACGCGGACCTCGACACTTGGGCCGCAAAGACTGCCCCGATTGGCACTGTTGTTGGCACCTCTGACACCCAGACCCTGACCAACAAGACGCTCACCGACCCTGCGATCAACGTGGGCTCGGATGCCACGGGCGACGTGTACTACCGCGCAGCGGATGGTTCGTTTGAGCGCCTTCCTGTGGGCTCTGACACGCAGGTTCTCACCCTGGCCTCGGGTATCCCGTCTTGGGCGGACTCCGCAAGTGGGGGCATCGCCTTCACCCGCAAGACGGCTAATTACACCGCCTCTGCAAACGAGGGGGTTATTGCCGACACCTCGGGCGGTGTGTGGACCCTGACGCTGCCTGCGACTCCGACAGCGGGGGATGTGGTTGCTGTGGTGGACGGGGCAGACTGGTCGGTCAACCACCTGACCGTGGCCCGCAACGGCAGCACCATCGAGGGTGACGCTGAGGACATGACGATGGACCTCGGCGGTGTGTCGGTGGACTTCATCTACGACGGGACCACTTGGCAGATCTATGCTCAGGTGGGGGGCTACTCTCCTGGCACGGTTGTCACGGAAGACGGCACTCAGACGATCACGAACAAGACCCTTGTTGACCCTGCCATCACGGGCACGATCCTTGAGGACGTGTACACGGTCACGGGCACCACACCTGCTCTGGACCCCTCCAACGGCTCGATCCAAGTCTGGACCCTGACGGGCAGCTCGACGCCCTCGGAGAGTATTGCGGCAGGAGAGGCGATCACGCTGATGATTGACGACGGCACGGACTACACGATTGACTGGGCGACCAGCATGTCGGTGACTTGGGTCAACAACGGGGGCTCTGCCCCGACACTGGCCACAACGGGCTACACGGTCATCGCTCTGTGGAAGGTTTCGACCACGCTGTACGGCGCTCTGGTGGGAGACGGTAGCTGATGCTGTGGAGTAAGGCTATTGGTGCGGGGGGTTTCGGGGGGCTTAACCCTGCGGATTTTTTTGGCCCTTCCGACCAAGGTTTTTTTGTGGACACTTTTGATCCCGCAAACCGTACGGGGACAACCACGGCTTCTTCCTTGATAGACCTTTCGCCGAACGGAAATGACCTAGTCACTGAGTCGGGAGCAGGCCCGTCCGTGACAACCGTGGGCGGAAACGATTATCTAGACATAGCTGGATCTGGCCTAGCTATGACAAACACCGACACTTCTTGGATTTCTGTGTTTAACAATCAAATTACCTTTTGTGCTGTAGTGATCCCCGGAGGCAGCAGTGAGGCGGGCAATAACTTTTGGGCCCCAAACATAACCATAGCGGACATGCGGGAGCTCGACATAAACAACGTTGCGCCATTTTCCGCAGGTAAGGGTAGCAACAAACCTTGGCTCGGGGTCACTTCAAACCAAGATCCCGGCAGTGAATGGCTTAATGCTGGAAGCGATTTAGTTGCAAACGTGCCGGTCGTTTTTAGCTTTACCATTGACGGTAATAGCGTAAAAATTTACCTGAATGATTCTCTCGACTCTAGTGCCACGTTTACTGCTCCGGGCCTTTCTCGTTCTGGCGCGGAAATGTTTACGCTAGGGGCCAGAAGACTAAACGCTGGCACGATTGACGACTACTGGGACGGTCAGATAGGTCCGTCTTTTTTAATAAGCCGCGTTCTTACGAGCACGGAGTTGAGTCTTTTGCAGCAAAAATACATTGACCTAATTTCCTGACAACACTGGAGACCCCTGTGCCCTACCTCAAGCTCACAAACGGCGTCCCTGAGACCTACTCAATCGGGAAACTGCGCCGTGACCATCCGAACGTCAGCTTCCCCAAGCAGCCGAGTGACGCGCTCTTGGCTGAGTGGGACGTGTACCCCTACACGGTCCTGCCCCAGCCCGACTACGACAGCCTTGTCCAGCGGTGCGAGGCCTCGCCCTTAGAGCAGGTCAGCGGGGCGTGGATTCAAGCCTGGACCGTGGAACAGCTTCCGCTGGAGGACGCCGAGCGCAACGTCCGCAGCAAGCGCGACAGCCTTCTCGCCCGCTCCGACTGGACACAGGTCATCGACGCTCCTGTAGACCAAGCAGCGTGGGCCGCGTACCGTCAGGCGCTGAGGGACATCCCGTCGCAGCAGGGGTTCCCGTACAACATTACTTGGCCGCAGGAGCCGTCCAATGGCTAATCTTTCCGCGAAGATCGCCCCGTCTGGTGTGGGCTACATCAACATCCCGCCTGCGGGCACGAAGACCTCCAGCTACACGCTGACCAAGGACGATGTCGGTCATTACGTGCAGATCGGCACGGGTGGTTCGATCACGATCCCCGACTCTGTCTTCGCTGAGGGGGATGCGGTCAGCCTCTTCAACAACACGACGGGGGATGTGACCATTACCTGCTCGATCACCACCGCCTACCTTGCGGGGGAGGACACCGACAAGGCCAGCGTGGTCCTCGCAACGCGGGGCGTGGCCAACGTTCTGTTCATCAGCGGCACTGTTGCGGTTATCACGGGGAACGTCAGCTAATGTCGGGCATTCATCAGATGCTGGTTGGTGGGTCGTATGGCGGTGGGGGAGGACTTTCGTTTACCGCAAACCACACGTCACATGTCTCAGCCAGTAACTCCTTTACGTTACCTTCTTCTGGCGTTGTCGGGGATATTGCCGTCTTGACTTACATCACCGCCCAGGGCACAGCCCCAAACGTGCCTTCTGGTTGGACAGAGGTTTCATACACCGCCGGAACCGGCTTATTCTGGCAAATGCAGAGGAGTATTGTTAAAATACTTACGCCAGAGGATCTGGGGGTAACTCTCCCTCTTGCTAGTTCCAGTGTCCCTCAAAACGTCAACAACACGTACCTCGTAACATTTACACCCTCCCGCCCCATTACATTACTATACCCTTCTTCTGTGGATGAGGATTTCAGCACAGGGGCCGCGTTGCCGACGAGGACAAAGGACACCACCGCCTACAATCCTCCAAACATTGTGTTTGCGGCAGCATCTAATTTAGACTCAGACATATCGTCTGTTTTTTCGGGGGTCTTTTGGGACGAAAACTTTGTCACAAATGACACTAGAGTCAGTTTGGCGGTGTCCTATGAGGTTCAGCCTAGCGAGAACACTGACCGTGACGTGACCCCTTCGGGGCAATCTGGGCAGAGCCGCATTTGCCATAGCTTTGTATTGAACGCCGAATAACAGGAGGAACCATTGCCCTACTTCAAGCTCACAAACGGTGCCCCCACCCCCTATTCGCTGGGCCAGCTCCGCAAGGACAACCCCGAACACGGCTTTCCCCTTCGCCCTACGGACGAATGGCTGGCAGACTGGGATGTCTACCCCTACACCGTGGCCGAAACTCCCGATCACGATCCTATCACCGAGAAGGTGGTGGACGATGGCTTCTCCCAAGGCGAGACAGGCGCGTGGTTCCTGAACCGTCGAGTCGTCCAGCGGCCCGAGGAGCAAGTCGCCCAGACCATCCGCACCATGCGCGACCAGAAGCTGCGGGACACGGACTGGCTCGTGATCCGTGCTGCGGAGACGGGTGTTCCTCTGTCGGACGCGTGGTCCGCGTACCGTCAGGCGCTGCGGGATGTTCCCTCGCAGGCGGGTTTCCCGTATAATGTGACATGGCCCACTGAACCGGAATAGGTAGATGCTCGGATTCTCCCCTCTTGCGAGCGCGCCCCTAGCGGACGACGCGGGGGAGATCAGCCCGAACGTCACGGTTTTTGCGACGGGCGTTGCGGCCACGGGGCAGGTCGGCAGCGTCACGGTTGCGACGACGGCGTCGGTGGATGTTGCGGCCACGGGCGTTGCGGCCACTGGGGCTGTGGGCAACGTCACCATCGTCACGGCAGACGGCGTCTCCATTCTTGTCACGGGCGTTGCGGCCACTGGGGCTGTCGGCAGCGTCACTGTCGCGGTCGTCGCCAATATCAACGCGCCGGTCACGGGCGTTGCGGCCACGGGGCAGGTCGGTACGGTAGAGGCGAGCGCCGGCGCGACGACGGCGGTTACGGGCGTTGCGGCCACTGGGGCTGTCGGCAGCGTCGCGGTCTTGGCGGGCGAGCGGGTTATCCCGACGGGCGTAGAGGCGACGGGTGCTGTCGGCACCGTCACGATTTCTGGCACGGCGACGACGGCGGTTACGGGCGTGGCCGCCACGGGTGCTGTCGGCACCGTCACGATTGAGTTCAGCCAAGATGTCTTCGTTACGGGCGTTGCGGCGACGGCGGAGCTGGGGTCGGTCGAGATTACCGGCGGCATCACGGTTCTGGTCACTGGCGTTGTGGCCACGGGTGCGGCGGGCTTTGCCTCGGTTTGGGGCCGTGTTGTCCCTGACGCGCCGAGCATTTGGACAACGGTGGACCCGTCCGCGACTGGTATCTGGACGACGGTTGATCCCGATCCGGGGCAGGTGTGGGTCCGCACGGCGGCGTAGGGCCGCGATCTTGACGGTCGGGGTGCCCAAGCGGATACTCCGGCGCAACGACACAGGAGGCTTCGATGCCCGACACATTTACGCCAGGTGGCCTGCTGCTGATTGGCAACGGCGAGCGCTCCGGAACGTGGGGCACCGTCACCAACACGAACATGCAGATCCTCGGCCGGATGATTTCGCAGGCCGGGACGATTGCTCTGTCCGGGACGACGCACACGCTGACCGTGTCGGACGGCGTGCTGTCTGACGGGCATTACGCGGTTCTGGTCTTTGGCGGCTCGCCGTCGGGGACCAATACGGTCACGATCAACCCGAACGACGCCAAGCGGACGTTCTTTGTGAAGAACGACTCTGGGCAGAGCGTTGTGCTGACGCAGGGGTCTGGGGGCGACGTTACTGTGGCCGACGGCAAGACGGCTATCGTCTACTGCGATGGGGCGGGCTCGGGAGCTGCCGTTGTGGACATCACGGCGAACCTTGCAATCGCCGGGCTGGTCACGGAAACGGGCACGCAAACGCTGACGAACAAGACGCTGACTTCGCCGACGCTGACTTCGCCGACGCTGACTTCGCCGACGCTGACCGCGCCGGTGGTGAACGGCCCTGTGACGGGCGACGTGGTTTTGTCCGAGGCCACGTGGGAGGCCGGGACCAGCACGACGGAGGGCGTGGTCAGCCCTGCCAAGGTGGCGGCCGCGATTGCGGCGTTGGGCGGCGGCACCTATACGGCGGGCGGCGGCATTGGCCTGACGGGGGAAGAGTTTAGTGTCGCGGCAGGCGGCGGCTTGACGCAAGACGCCGACGGCGTGTCTCACGCCGACACGTCCACGCAGGCCTCTGTCGATAATTCGGGGGCGACGGTCATCCAGGACGTCACGCTGGACACCTATGGCCACGTCACTGCGCTCGGCAGCACGACGCTGGCCCTGACCGATCTGGGCGTTACGGCCTCTGCGTCCACGCTTAACACCGTGAGCACGCCGCAGGCCGAGGCGGTGTGGGAAGCGGGGACCGGAACGACGGAGAGCGCGGTCAGCCCGGCCAAGGTCGCGGCTGCGATTGCGGCGCTGGGGTCGTCGGGATGGACGGAAAGTGCGGTTCAGAACGCGACGGGGCAGACCTCCGTTAATTTCACAAGCCTGCCCACGGGTTTGTCTGAGATTGAAGTTTTGTTCTATCAGCTCAGTGCAAACGTCGGCCTTCAAACAGGTGTGCAGCTTTCGGTCGGGGGCGTGTTTGCAACGAGCGGCTATCAGGCCGAGGCGCAGTCGCAGAGTTCCATCTACACGTCCTCCAGCCAAATGACCTTTATCCTCACTCCTGACTCCGTTGGCGCGTCGGGCGTTATGCGTTTCTATCGCTTTTCGTCGAACACGTGGATTTCGGAGCACAACCTTGGCGGGACAAATGGCTCCAGTGTTGCGGGCAATTCGTGGGGCGGCGGCTCTGTGACGCTAGGCGGCGAGCTGGACGGCCTGCGCCTTTGGGCGAGCCCACAAAACTACGACGCGGGCCAAGTCAAGATAAGGTATCGCACCTAATGCCTCTGACGGGTCTCCAGTTCCGGCCGGGAATCAACCGCGAAACGACGTCCTACACCAACGAAGGCGGGTGGCAGGATTGCGACAAGGTGCGCTTCCGCGCGGGTTTCCCGGAGACTATCGGCGGCTGGGAGCCCTATACGGGTACGCCAGTTTTGGGCGTGTGCCGCAATCTCCACACCTGGACGACCCTGTCGAACGAAAACTTCGTGGCCGTGGGCACGCATCTCAAGCACTACCTCGCCAGCGGCGGCGCGCTGTTCGACATCACCCCGATCCGCGAATCGACGGCCGATGGCGCGGTGACGGTCAGCGCAACGGACGGGTCCACCACCCTGACGGTGTCGGACACGGCACATGGCGCGCTTCTGGGGGACTTCGTGACGTTCCGAAACGCTGTTTCGCTGGGCGGAACCGTGACGGCGGCTGTCTTGAACGCCGAGCACCAGATCACGCAGATTGTGGACGCAGACACGTATGAGGTCGAGCTGGCGGTCGCTGCCAACGCCTCGGACACGGGGAACGGCGGCGCTCTGATGGCGGCCGATTATCAGGTCAACACCGGCCTTTCGGACGCCGCCTTTGGCGACGGCTGGGGCGCAGGCCCGTGGGGCGACGGCGGCTGGGGCTCGCCGGCGGATACGTCGGTGCCGGGCGCGCAGCTCCGTCTGTGGGCCGCCGACAATTACGGGGAAGACCTCCTGTTCTGTGTCCGCAACGGCGGCATCTACTACTGGGACGCTTCTTCGGGGACCGCGGCCCGCGGCGTAGCGATATCGGACCTTCCGGGCGCAAATTTGGCTCCGACGGTGGCCCGCGTTGTGCTGACGTCCGACCGGGACCGCCATGCTCTGGCGTTTGGGTGTGACGACGAGCTGTCTCCTGGGCAGCAGGATCCTCTGCTGATCCGCTTTTCCAACCAGGAGAGCGTGACGGATTGGGAGACCCGCGCGGACAACACCGCGGGCAGCCTTCGGATCAGCTCGGGCAGCGGCATCGTCACGGCGGTCAAGACGCGCCAGCAGGTCGTGGTGTTCACCGACGTTTCCTTGCACGCGCTGCAGTACATCGGACCGCCGTTCACGTTTGGTCTGACGGAGATCTCGGTCAACGTGACGATTGCCGGCCCGCAGGCCGCGGCGGCCGTCAACGACCTTGTCTTCTGGATGGGCGAGGGGGACTTCTTCGTCTACGACGGCCGGGTGCGCAAGCTGCCCTGTTCGGTCAAAGAGTATGTCTTCAACCGGCTGGACATCAGCCAATCTCAGAAGATCACGGCGGCGCACAACCCGGAGTTTTCGGAGGTGTGGTGGTTCTACCAGTCCTCGGAGGGCAGCGAGAACGACAGCTACGTTGTCTACAACTACGAACAGAACCTCTGGTACTACGGCACACTGTCCCGGACAGCGTGGCAGCAGCGCGGCATCTTTGGCTACAGCATTGGCGCGGCCCCTGACGGGTATCTGTATTATCACGAGATCGGCATTCGGGACGGGAGCACGAGCCCCGCGCAGGCGCTTAATGCGTATATTGAGTCGAGCCCGGTCAACATCGGCGAGGGCGACCAGTTCATGTTTGCGGACAGGATCATTCCGGACATCACGTTCCGGAATTCGCCGGGCAGCCCGACGGTGACGATGACGCTGCGGGCACGGAATTACCCTGGCGACGGGTATTTGACAAAGGAAGAGGACAACCCTGTGACGCGGACGGCGACGCTGCCGGTCGAAAAGTTCACGCGGGACATCGACGTGCGCTTGCGCGGACGGGCGGTGTCCTTGCGCGTGGAATCGGATGACCGCGACACGTCTTGGCGTCTGGGCACGCCGCGCCTGCGCGTTCGGACGGACGGGCGGAGGTAAGCGTGTCCCGCAGCGTCCCTGTCCCGTATTTCCCGATCCCGCCGGAGGAATACACCCCGCAGTACCAGGCGGAGGTGATCCGGTCGTTTGCGGTCTATGCCCAGCAGATGAACACGCCCGGCCCGTGGCGTGCGACGTCTCTCACGCTGACGCCGACTGGGGGCGCGACGGCGACGGGCGTCCTGACCTACAACAGCGCGGAGGACACGCTGGACCTGTCGCATCTGAACGGCGTGGTTCAGCAGCTCGGCATTGAGCAGTACATGCGCGCGACGAATGACACGGGCAGCGCGATCCCCAACGGGACGGTTGTGGGGTTTGCGGGCGTCAACGGCGAAATCAAGATCGCGCCGTATATCGCCGACGGCTCGGTCCCGGAGCTGTATTTCGTCGGCGTGGCGACGTTTGACATGGCCGACGGCGACACCGGGATGGTGACGACCTACGGCAAGGTCCGCGGCCTTGATACGACGGGTCCGGGGGCCGAGACGTGGAGCATCGGGGACATCCTGTATGCCTCCCCGACGACGGCGGGCGGCTTGACGAATGTGCGGCCGACGGCTCCGGACGTCGTGATCGTGGTGGCGGCCGTACTTACCGTGGACGCCACGGCCGGCGAGATCCTCGTGCGGCCGACGATCCCGATGGGTCTCGACTACGGCTCGTTCGACTCGACCAGCACTCAGACGCTGGCCGCGATCAACACGCCGACGGCGGTGACGCTGGGGACCACGCTGTCGTCTAACGGCATCTCCCTGTCGAGCGGATCGCGGCTCACTGCGGCGCAGGCGGGGTTCTACAACATAGACGTGTCTCTGCAGCTCACCTCCAGCAGCTCCAGCGCCAAGACCCTCTATTTCTGGCTGCGCCAAGACGGCGCGGATGTGGACGACACCACGCGGGCTATCACAGTGACGCTTAACAGCGGCAGGAGCCCTATTGCGCTGAATTACACGATCTCGCTGGAAGCGTCGCAGTATGTTGAACTCTACTGGGCGGCCGACAGCACGGACGTGTCTTTGAGCGCGATCACGGGACTGGCCTTTGCGCCCGATGCGCCGTCTGTTCTGATCAACGTCTCGCAGCTCCAGCTCTGACGGAGCCTTGGCTGGAAACTGTTGGCAAGGTCTGATAAAGTTTGCCGTATATATGGCGGCAACGCTTATAGTCTAATTGCTTTTAGACGCGGTACGAGGGGATGCCCGACATGGCGATGGCCGACGCGACAGATCTCAAGACGCTGCCTGGGGGCGGGCTCGCGTCTTTCCTGACATCGAACCTCGATGAGGTGGACGACAGCGTCCTCGCCTTTGGACGGCCCGCGGGCATCAATTCGATGCGCGATGTCGCGGAGCGCATGGCGAAGATGGGCCGCAATGGCGACAGCTTCGTGGTCCACGCGTCGGAGCGCGAGATGATGGTTCCGCGGGAGGTGGTCGAGAAGAACCCCGAGCTGCGCGCGCAGATCATGCGGAGCATCGCGGAAGAGGGGGCGGACCCCGAAGCCTACATCGTCGGCAGCGACCAGAACTCGATCAACCCCTACACCGGGCAGCGCGAATTCTTCCTGAAGAAGATCGTCAGCGGCATCAAGAACGTGCTGAAGACGGTGGCCCCGGTGGTTCTGCCAGTGGTCGGCAGTATGATCCTCGGTCCGGTCTGGGGCGCTGCGGCGGGCAGCGCGCTGAACGCGGCGATTCAGGGCGGGGACGTGAAGGATGTCCTGAAGGCGGGCTTGATCGGCGGCGCGGCCGGGGGCCTGTACGCGGGCGTGACCGGCGCGTTCCAAGGCGCGCAGTCCGGGATCGGCGCGCTGGCGGGCGCGAAGGCATCGCTGTCTGCGGCGGTCTCGCCCAGCAATGTGTTCGGCGGCCTCGGTTCGCGGATCTCGGAGAACGGCCTGCTGCGCGCGTATCAGGGTCCGGACTACGCGGCGATGGCTTCGGAGCAAGCGGCCGCCGCTGCACCGCCCGGCACGCCGGGCGTGGATCGTCCGGTGACGAGCCAAGACATGGCGGCAAGCGGGCAGGAGGGCACCTTTATGGATCGGCTTCTGGGCCGCACGCCGCAGCCTGCGCCGCTGACGGGCGAAGCGCGGCTCGCGGAGATCGCTCGGCTGCAGGAGGCCTACCCGACTCTGGATCAGGGCACGATCATGGCGAACCTGCCGGGCGGTGCGGCCGCGGAAAGCGGCGGCCGGTCGATCCTGCAGCGGTTCGGACCGCAGATCGCGGGCAGCTTGGCGCTCGGTGCGGCAACAGGGGCGTTCGACCCTGTCCCGACCGAAGCTCCGCCGACGCCCGGATACGACACCACCTCCTCGGATCTTCTGGCCGAGAACCCCGAGCGGTATAGCGTCGGGGCCTACGGCAGCCCGCAGTATGTGACCGCGTCGGACGTGGTGTATCCGGGTACGAACAACGCGGGCATCGCCGCCCTGCAGACCTACACGCGCCCGCCGATCCCTGTCACGCCGCTGCGGTTCGCGGCACAGGGCGGTGAGATGTCTTCGTTCCCCCGCCGGAACGGCTACATCTCCGGGCCGGGCACGGAAACGTCCGACGACGTTCCGGCCATGCTGTCTGACGGCGAATTTGTGATGACGGCCCGCGCGGTCCGCGGCGCGGGCAACGGGAGCCGGGAGCGCGGCGTGCGCCGCATGTACGACATGATGCGAATGTTTGAAGGGGGCGTCGCCCGATGAGCGATACGACACAAACGGTCATCAACCGGCAGGATCCGGCGATTGAGGCATACCGCCTTGGTCTTCTGGGGGACGTCCAAGAGTTCGTCAAAAACCGCATCGCTTCCGGGGACATGCCCCCGGATTACCAAGTCGCGCAGATGTCTCCGGCCGAGCTGGCGGGCGTGCAGGCGGCGATGCAGGGCATCGGGGCCTATTCGCCGTTCCTGACGGCCGGTTCTCAGACTATTCAGCAGGGCCAGCAGCTTGCGGCATCGCAAGCAGCCCCTGCCCTGATGCAAGGCATCGGAGCGGTCCAGCAGGGCATCGGATCTTTGGCGGGCACCGGCGCGGGCTTTGACCCGTCGCAGATCCAGCCGTTCATGAACCCCTACGAGGATGCCGCGATTCAACAGGCTCTGTCCGACATCCGGCGGCAGGGCGACATCGCCCAGCAGGGCGTGCGGGCGCAGGCCGTTGGCGCGGGCGCGTTCGGCGGTTCGCGGACCGCGATTGCCGAGCAGGAGCTTGAGCGCAATGTGATGGACCAGATGGGCCGCACGGCGGCGCAGATGCGGACGGCGGGCTTTGAATCGGCGGCGAACCGGGCGCAGCAGGCGTTTGAGCAGCAGATGGGCCGCCAGCAGCAGGTGGGCGCTCTGACGGGGCAGCTTGGTCAGGGCATCGGTTCGATTGCGGGCCAGATCGGCGCACTCGGCGGGCAGCTTGGTCAGCTCGGCATCCAGCAGGCGGGCATCGGCGAGCTGCAGACGAACCTCGGGTCGCAGGACATCCAGAACCTGATGACGACCGGCGGCGTCGAGCGGGGCGTCGCGCAGTCCACGGCGGACGCGCAACGGCTCACGAACCTGCAGCGGTATTCGCAGCCGTACCAGCAGTATGGCTTCCTGTCCGACATCTACTCGGGCATTCCGACGGGCCAGATGGTGACGACGGCCTCGTCGTCGCCGCAGGTTTCGCCGTTCCAAACGGCCGTCGGCTTGGGTATCAGTGGTCTAAGCGCCGCGGCGGGCGCACAACGTGCGGGGATCATCTAATGAACGTCATGCAACGCCCCCTGTTCCGCCAAGCGGGCGGTCCGGTCGCTCCGCAGATGGCGGGCGTGCAGGATCCGCGGCAGATGGTCCGCCAGGTTGAAGCGCAGACCGCGCAGCAGGCCGCTCCGATGGGGGCGGCTTTGGCGCAGCAGACGATGTCTGAGCTCGACACGGCGGAAAGCCCGGAGCAGCTCATCAATGCGATGCGGGGCAACGCGCGGCCTCTGGAAGAGCGGTATGCCGAGCTGGCGGGCCTTGTGGGGCAGGCGGACGCCGAGCGGACGCCGGAGTCTGTTCTGGCGCTGGTCCAGCCGACGATGATGATGACCGAGCAGGGCGCTTTGGACAGCGGGATCGGCGAGCTTTTGCAGAACCTGACGGGCGGCGTTGCGATGGAAACGCCGGACGGCGCGCCGACCGCGATGGGGCAGGGCGTCGGATCGCTTATGATGGCCGGTGCGCCGCAGGACGAGATGGGGGTTGGGCAGCCGCCCGTTGCAAATTTTAGCCGGGGCGGCGCGGTCCAGCGCTTCCAGACGGGCGGGGAAGCGTCGCGTCTTGGCCAGATCTACTCCGAGATGCTGCCGGTGTATCAGGGGATCCTTGGCGACCCCGAGGAATCGCGGCGCATGGGCCAAGCGCAAATCCTGTTCGACATTGCCGACCGCGCCGCGGCCTTCGCCGGCGGCGTAGACCCGCGCACGGGGCAGAGCATGGCGGGCCGGTCCCCGGCCGCGCAGCTCGGCGCGGCGATCTCTGGCCTGGGCGGCCAGATCGGCCAGCGCGTCGCGGGGATGGAGCAGCAGGACCAGCAGCTCCGTCTTGCCGCGCTGCAGGCGGCGCAGGGCGAATACAGCGCAGAGCAGGCCGCGGCCCGCGCGGCGGCGGCTCGGGCGAGCGAGCGGGGCATCGGCAACGCGTTTGAGGCGGTCGATGAGAACGGCAACGTGGTGGCGATGGAATATCTGTCCACGCGGGCCGATCTGGATGCGTTCCGGGAGGCCAATCCGGGGACCACGATCCGTCAAGCGCGGCCTCCCGCGGAAACGGTCCTGCGCGAGGTTGGCGGCGACCTGTACAACCTGACGGACCCGAACAACCCCGTTCTTGTCCTAAGCGGGGCAGGCGAGCGGGATTTGCGCGAGATCGGCGGGTCGTTGGTGGATGTCACTGACCCGGCCAATCCGAATGTCGTTTACACCGCACCCGGTCAAGCAGAGCTCCGGACCGTGGGCGACGTGCTTTTGAACGTGACGGATCCTGCCGACCCGCAGATCGTCTACGAGGCTCCGGGGTCCGCGGACCGCGACCTGCGGACGATTGACGGACGCGTGGTTGATTTCACCGACCCTGCCAACCCGACGGTCTTGTATGAGTCTCCGGAGACTGCGGATCTGGGCCGCTTCATCAACATTCAAATGCCCGATGGCGAGGTGGTGTCTGTTCGGGAAAACTCGCCGGAGGCTGCGGACCTTATTCAGCAGGACGGGATAATTGTGGCTCAAACGGGCCCAGTTCGCCAAGACATTCTGACCGATCCCGAGGTTTTGGCAGCGTACGCTGCAGGTGAGGTCGGGCCCGAAGACACCGCGCGCATTCAAGCCGCTATTGCAGACAACACCCGGTCGGTCTTCAACTCCGAAACGGGCCGCTTTGAGCAGCCCACGATTACGCCCTTGGTGCGCCAAGCCGAAGAGTCTCGCCGCGCCGCGGGCCTCTCGACGGTGTTGGCGTTCCCGGAAGAAGCAGAGCCTCCCCAAGAGGGGGCCGAGCGCGAACGCGCGCTGGCAGAGCTTGGTGGCGAGGCGTTTGGTACGTCGGCGTTCTTTGACCAGCTCGCCAACTCGGTGTTTGCCCTTGTCGATGCCGAAGCACCGCGTCCTCAAACGCAGGCGGCCGTTGCGGCGGTCAACGCACTGAACCAGGACGCGTTGATTGCGTTCCGCGAGGTCACGGGCGGCCGAACGGCACAGGAAGCGATCAACCAGTTCCAGAGGGTTCTGCCGACGCCCGCACAGATCAGTGGTAGCCCCAGTTCTGCGGCGGCTCAAATCGAGCAGGTTATCAACCTGTTCAACGCCAACATTGAGTCTCGTCTCCGTTCTCTTTCGACGGGCACGGCGTCCCCAGCAGATCGGCAGCGGTTGCAGGAGGGGATCATCAACGGGCAGGCGATGGTCCGGGCCTACGAGGCACTTCTTCGCGGGGTCCGCGGCGGGCCCACGGGGGCTCCGGTCGATCCCGCACAATTCCGCCGGAGGTAAGGGCGCACCATGACGGATATCAGCACAAATCCTCCCGTTGGTCCGACGGTCGCGGCCGCCGAATCGCTGCGGCCGCTGCGCATTGACTACGACGTCAATGCGGCGCTGGAGGCGGGCCTGACGGCCGCGGACATCGCTGAGTATCTTGCGTCTGAAATGGACTACGACATCGCGGGCGCGCGCGAAGCGGGTGTCACGAACGACCAGATCATCGGCGAGCTGTCCACGGCCCGCGCGCCGTCCCGAACGGGCGCGGTGGCTGAGGGCACGCTACGGGGGGCGATTGTGGGCGGCGGTGCATTGGCCGGGGCGGCGACCGGGGCCGTAGCTGGCGCGCCCCTTGGCCCCGTAGGCAGCTTGGCGGGCGGCACGCTCGGCACGATTGCGGGCCTGTTCGCGGGCACGCAAGCCGAACAGGGCCTTGAGGATCTGGGCGCGCTGCCGACGGGGCAGGTCGTTCCGGGCCGCCGGCCGTTTCTGGAAGCTGGACGTACGTTTGGCGGCGGCGCGAGCTTTCTTGCGGCTCCGGCGCTGGCCGTGCGCGGCATCCCCCTGTCCACGACGCGGTTTCTGGAAAACCAAGCGACCCGACGTGGTCTTGAGGCAAGCCGTCTTGGGCCTTTTGACCAGCTTCTCCGGAGCTACCAGCAGCGTCCGGGCCTGTTTGTGGCGGGGGAAACCGGCGCTCTTGGGGCATCATCCGTTGCAGGCGGCTTGTCGGAAGCGTCCGATCCGGGGAACGCGTATCTCCGGATGGGCGCTGAGATCCTTGGCGGCATGGCCAATCCTGTCGGGATACTTTCGCGCTTCGCAGCCCCGGCCGCAGACTCTATTCGCAGCAGCCTGCGCGGCCTGACGCCGGAAGGCCGCGCCAGCCGACTGGGCCGCCGCCTTGTTGAGATCCTAGAGAACGCGGGCGAAGACCCGGAGGCCGTGATCACCGCTCTGAGGCGGGACGACGATATCGCCGAGCTTGCCGCAGAAATGGGCGTGGACCTCGGCCCGCGGACCGCGGCCCTTCGTTCGGGCAGCCCGACACTAACCACGCTGCAGCGCACCATCGCCGCGCAGAACAGCGAGACGCTGGGGCCGACCGTTGCGCGGGCCGCGGAGCAGAACCTTGAGGGCATCTCGCGCTTGATCAGCCTGATGTCCCAGATGGAAGACCCCGCCGTTCTGGCCACGGCCGCGCAGATGCGGGACGCCTATTTCCGCGAGGCGATACAGATGCGGTTGGACCAAGCGTCGGCGCAGGCCGCCGAGACGGCGGGCCGCCTCGTCACCGACGATCCTTTGGCCGGGCAACGGGCAGGGGAGGTCGTCGCGTCCATTGTCGGGGATGCGCTGCAGGACGCGCGGGCGCAGGAGCGTGCCCTGTACCAAGCGGTGGATCTGACGCAGCCGGGCGTGGCCGACAACATCATCGGAACGGTGGCCGAGATCCGGGCCAACCTCCTGCCGGAATCTCCCTTCCCCTCCCTGATCACGCGGTTCGTGCGCCGTGTGTCGGGCGAGGACGCGGAAGAGGGGCTGGAGGAGGCGGCAGAGGTCACGCTGCGCGATCTCGTCAACTTCCGGTCGGAGATGCTGTCGATGACCCGCGATGCGCGGGCCCAGGGCAATTTCCGGGACGCGAATTTCTACGGCCGGATGGCCGAAGCGGCTCTGGAAGACATTGGCCTGCGGGCGGGGGACGGTTTGGACGCAAACCAGCAGGCGCTTCAAAACGCCTATGCGTTCAGCCGCAGCTTGAACGACGTGTTCACGCGGTCGTTTGCGGGGGATGTCGGCGCGACGCGGCGCACGGGAGCAAACAGGATCCCGCCGGAGCTCTTGGCCAACCGGATCTTTGGCAGCGGCGGAGACGCCACGTCTCTGCGCATTGCTGATCTGGAAGAGGCCGCACAGTTCATGGCGCAGCAGGCGGGGCCGGAGTTTGCGGAGGTGTCCCAGCAGCGGCTGGGCACGCTGCGCGATGCGGAGCAGACGATCCTGCGCGTGGCGGCAGAGCGGACGCTGAACCCGGAGACAGGGCAGGTCAACCCGGCGGCCCTGTCCCGGTTCATGCAGCGCAACGCAGCGACGCTGGAGCGGTTCCCGCAGCTTCGCTCCGACCTTGAAAACGCCGTCACGGCGCAGCAGCGCCTGCGGTCGGTGATCGAAGAGACTTCGCTGGAGGCCCGGAACCTCGACAACAACCGCGTGTTCAGCGCGCTTCTCGGGGCAGAGGAAACGCCCGGCGGTGCAGTCGGGCTTGCGATTGGCACGCCTGGGGAAGGTCGTCGTCCGGATGCGGTGCGCAACTTGAACCAGCTTGTGCGGCTTGCGAACACGGCGGGCGACATTGCTCCGCAAGCGCGGGCAGGCTTGCGCGACGCGGTTCTGGACCGCGCCGTTGTTTATGCGACAAGTCCGGAGGGAAACTTTAGCTTCAACCGCTTCCGCAACTTCCTTTTGGAGCCTATCTCGCGCAGCCAGCCTTCGGTGGCGGGCGTTCTTCGAGACGGCGGGATCTTCACGGACGCCGAGGTCACGCAGCTCAACCGGCTTCTGCGGGAGGCCGACCGTGTGCAGGAGGCGATGGATGCGGGCGGCCCGCAACTAGACGAAGTGGTGATCGACGCGCCGGCCGCGGTCTTTGACCTCGTGACGCGCATCGCCGGTTCGGCCGTCGGTACGGGCGTCTCGCGCGCCGCGGAGCGCGTCATTCCGGGTTACACCCGCGGCAGCGGGCAGGGCCTGATTGAAGCGCAGGCCGGTTCGCGGCTCACGCGCAACCTGTTCGAAAACATGCCGCAGACGTATTTCAAGGACATGCTGAACGAGGCGATCAGCAACCCCCAAGTCATGGAGGCCCTTCTTCGGCGAGGGGTAAACGAGTCGCCGCGGGCGCGTCGCGTGGTGGATCGCCGGATCAACGCTTTCCTGATCGACGCGGGCCTGCAGCCCGCACAAGAAGAGATCGAGGACACGCGGTTCCGTGTTCCGCTGGTCGGCGCAGCCAACGCCGCCACCCCGAATGCGGCCTTGGAGGAATATCTCCAGAGCGTGCAGCAGCCTGCTCCTGCCCAGCCCGCGACACCGGCCGCCAGTCCCCGGCCGACGAACGCGACACCGGCGGTGGGAGCACCCCCGCCTGCGGTTCCGCGAGCCGCTCCAGCCGCGCCGCGGGCGGGGGGCCAAGGTGCGAGCTATTCGGCTCTGTTCCCGAACGATCCCATCTCGCCGATGCTCCAGCAGCGCGAGCTGCAGCAGGGGATCGGAGCGCTGATGCCGGGCCCGCGCTAATCGAGCCACGCGCGGGCCTGCTCGCCCAAGACTTGGCTGGCGATGTTGATCTTGTCCCGCAGGGCCTTGATGATCTTCTCGTCAATCGTCTTGGGCGACACGAGGTCGATGTAAGTCACGTTTGACGTTTGCCCGATCCGGTGTGCGCGGTCCTCGGACTGCAGACGCACCTCAAGGTCGTACGAATTGGAGTAGTAGATCATCGTCTTGGCCTGCGTCAGGGTCAGACCATAGGCCCCTGTCTTGTTGGAGATGAAGAAGCGCAGGGGGTGGTCCGGGTTTTGGAAATCGCGGACCGCGGCCCGCCGGTCTTCGTCCGGCGTTGCGCCGTAGTAGGGTGCCGCCGATTCTGGGCCGAATCGGCGGCGCAGGGCTTCGGTGATCGTTTCGATGTCGTGTGTCCACGTTGCCCAGATGATCACCTTGCCCTGAGTCTCGTCTACGATGTCGAGCAGTTCATCGAGACGTTTGTTCTTGAGGGGGACGACGTCGCCCTCGTCGGTTGTGAAGAAGCCGCAGCAGATCTGGTGCAGGCGCATGAGCTGCGTGAGGACGGATTGCGTAGTGGCCAGCTCGCCGCTTTCGAGCTGGGCGAGGGCCAGCTCTTTCATCTGCTTGTAGGCTTTGATCTGTTCGTCGGTCAGGGCGACATCGCGTCGGACGTAGATCTTGTCGGGCAGATCGAGGCAGTCCTCTTTGAGGATGCGGGTGCTGAATTTTTCGAGCTTCTCGTTGAGCTCGTCAAGGCGGCGGTATCCAACGATCTCCTGGAACGATTTGTGGCCCATGGTCCGTTGCTGCAGGACGGCGTAGCGGCTCTGGTAGGCAAAGTAGGAGGAGAAGCCGAGGCACTTCTCGGCGAGGAAGTCGCATTGGGAGAAGAGGTCCATCGGGCTTTTGGTGATGGGCGAGCCTGTCAGGATGCGGGTGTATTTGGCGGCGCGGCCGACTTTGACGACGTTCTTGGTGCGCTTGGCTTGCCGGTTCTTGATGGTCGTGCTTTCGTCTACGGCGACGAGGCAGTTGGGGTTGTGCTTGACGAAGGCGAGGGCGGTGTCGGCCCCTTTGGGCGTGGACAGGGCCTCGATGTTCATCACGAAGATCCGGAGGCGCTTGTCCCGGCGCTCGTGCGGCAGGGCGAACTCGCGGAGGGTTTCGCGGAAGCGTTGAGTGATGTTGGGCTGCCAGCGCAGCACTTGGTGTGGAATGCGGTCGGGCAAGTGGACCGGGATTTCGCTCGTGACCCAGTTGTCGAACACGCCTTTGGGTGCGAGGATCAGAGCGGCGTCGATGCGGCCCGCCTCGTAGAGCGCGCCCATGGTATCAATGGTTATTTTGGTCTTGCCGGTGTTCCCTGTAACGAACACGCACCCGTTCCTGCGCAAAACGAGGTAGGTGGAAGGCACTCGGAAACAGTACATGTGTCCGTCGGGTGCCGGTATTTTTTCGGCGCGCGGCTGGATGCACACTAGGTTAGACGTCCTACCGGTGCCCACGGCGTGAACCCGCCACGTCCCGTCTCCGCCGGAGCGGACGGAGCTTCGCTTCCCGGTGGAAGCCAAACAGAACTGAATAAAGTCCGCGTCCTCCTTATGGATCGAAGAATACACTCGCATGTCGCTGTTTTTGGGGGAATCCCAACGAAACACTTCGTCCAGAATAACGAGCTTCTGAGCTTCCGTGGCCTGCCACCACATAGCGCCAAACGTCTTTGACACGCACGGCGGCAAAAAGATGACTCGGACAAATTCGTCTTTCGCGGACCGGACCTCATAGGGGATGTTTGCGCGCTCCAAGAGCATCTGGATACGTTCTATCTTTCTTGTGCGCTTAACCCGAACTGTTCCTTTTCGCTTGGCCCCCACGCCGCTCAGGTCCCGCGTGTGGAACGTCCCGTCCGCATGAAACGCGACCTGCACGCGGATCTGGTCATCAGACAATGGTATGCCGGGGCCGTGGCAGCCGCGAAAGACCGGCCAAACGTGCGACATTTTTTTGCCCCGTTCCACGAACCTCTTGGGGGTCGTTTCAAACCATGCGGTGCTTCGCTGGTTGATCTGCACGTCGTCCGGGCCTTGCCCGACCCGATCATACAGGTCGCCCAGTTTCGATTTGCGTGTGATGTCCGAGCGCAAAACCAACATGCGATGGTCTTCGCTCAAGACCTGGTCCAGACCGCGAGCGGAGGTAAAGTGGTACATTTCCTCGCACGGCTTGCGCACGTATTCCAAGGGTTCTACGAATTCTGCGCGTCCATCCAGCGTGAACTGCGCCACAGGCCCGCCCACGTAGTCGGCAATTCGAACCCACCCTGTGGGGGACAAATACTCGGTGTCGGCATCAACGCACCCCATCTCACAGAACAGGGCCCAGAATTTCTTGTCCCACGAGGCCGACCACGCGTCGCGCTGGTGGGCATAGGGCGTTGTTTTTGGCTCATACATGAAAAAACCTCCTTGACACCCCCAGCCATATCATAACATATGGGATACGCAAGAGGCAAAAAACCTCTTTACACACGGACCACGGCTCACGAAGGAGACACAATGAGCGATATTCTTGGCATGTTCGAGGAGGACAGCGCGGTCAGCGCGGCGGAAGCCGTCAGCACCGATGGCCTCAAATCCGTATCCGCCCTCGCCCGGCGCATCCGCGATACGGAAGAGCAAATCCAGCAGGCAGAGGCGTTCCTGAAAGAGCGCAAGGCCCAGCTTCTGAAGATGACCGACGAAGACCTGCCCGCGGTTCTCGAAGAGATGGGGCTGCAGTCGTTTACGCTGGACGACGGCAGCAAGGTTGAGGTCAAACCGCTCTACGGGGCCTCCATCCCGGCCGCACGTAAGGACGAAGCCTTTGAATGGCTGCGCGACAACGGGTTTGACGACATCATCAAGAACGATGTCATCTGCAGCTTCGGACGGGGCGAAGACGAAAAGGCGGTGGAGTTCGCCCGCGCCGCCCGCGAGCGGGGCCTGACCCCCGAGCAGAAACAAGCGGTTCACGCGCAAACGCTCAAGGCGTGGGTGCGCGAGCGCGTCGAAAGCGGGGACGCGTTCCCCATGGATCTCTTCGGAGCATTTGTTGGCCAGCGCGCCACGATCAAGAAAGGCAAGTGAGATGACCAAAGCAGTCGCAAAGAAGGAAGAGGCCCAAACGGCCGTCGCAGCATTCGATCCGTCGATGTTCGAACAGGACGCCGGCAGCGGCAACGAGAACATCGGCCAAGACGATCTCGCGCTCCCGTTCCTCAAGATCATCTCCGGTCTGGACCCCCTGCTCGATGACATCGAAGAGCTGCGGAAGGGCGACATCTACAACACCGTCACCGGCGACATCTACAAGGGCAAGGAAGGCGTCCGCGTCATCCCCTGCGCCTACCAGCGCCGGTTCATCGAATGGGCTCCGCGGGGACAGGGCAGCGGCGCGCCGGTGAACATCTACACCCCCGACGAGGAGCGCCCGCGCACCGAGCGCAGCAAGGACGACAACCGCGAGTACGTCGTCGGCGGCAACGGCACCTACATCGAGGACACCCAGCAGCACTTCGTCCTGGTCCTGAACGATGACGGCACCGCGTCGCCGGCCCTGATCGCCATGAAGTCCACGCAGCTCAAGAAGGGCCGCAAGTGGAACAGCATGATCCAAGGTCGCACGATGATGGGCAAGAACGGCCCGTTCCAGATGCCCCGCTTCTCCAACGTCTACCTCCTGAAGAGCGTGGCCGAGGAAAACTCCAAGGGTTCTTGGCACGGCTGGGACGTCAGCCTTGAAGGCCCCGTCACCGACGGCGCGCTCTACGGGCAGGCCAAGACCTTCGCCGAAAGCATCAACCGCGGCGACGTCAACGTGAAGCACGCGCGCGATGACGACGGTAGCGCCAGCAGCTACGCCGGCAGCCCGTCTGACATGGACGGCGAAGCGCCCTTCTAAACCATCCCCTGAGACGACCACGCGGGCCCCGCTCCGGCGGGGCCCCAACCACCAGCAGGGGCTTCTTTATGTCAAACGAAGAAAAATTCGCAGCAATCTTCGATGGGTTGAAGCAGGCCTACGGCACCTATCGCATCGACCGCACACAATCGAATGGCAAGAACGTCGGCAAAGCCGCCGTCATCCAACAACCGCGGACCGCGGGCCTGTGGCAGGACCACCTCGCCGGCCGGGGCGCGGGCATCGGGATCATCCCGATCAACGAGAATAACGACTGCAAGTGGGGCTGTATCGACATCGACCAGTACCCCTTGGACCACAAGGCGCTGATCGAGCGCATCCGAAAGCTGAATCTGCCCCTCGTCGTCTGCCGCTCCAAGTCGGGCGGGGCGCATATGTTCCTGTTCACGTCCGACTGGATCTCGGCCCGCGACATGCAGAAGGCGCTGAACCAGATCTCAGCGGCAATGGGGTACGGCGGCAGCGAGGTCTTCCCCAAGCAGGTCCGCCTGTTCTTGGAGCGCGGCGACGTAGGGAATTTCCTGAACCTGCCCTACTTCGACGCCGAGGGCGGCCTGCGCTACGCGTTCAACGATGACGGCACGGCCGCGACCTTGGAAGAGTTCTTTGCCCTCTACGACCGCTTTGTCCAAACCCCAGAGCAGGTCCAAGCCCTGACCATCGAGGAAAAGCCCGACGAGCTGATCCCGGAGGGCCCGCCCTGTCTGCAGACCCTAGCCCGGCAGAAGATCAGCGAGGGCGGCCGCAACAACGGCCTGTTCAACATCGGCGTCTACCTGCGCAAGGCCTACCCGGACAACTGGGAGGCGGAGCTTCTAACCTACAACATGCAGTATCTCGACCCGCCCCTGCCGCTGTCGGAAGTCAACGTCGTCGCAAAGCAGCTCACCAAGAAGGACTACGCCTACCGCTGCAAAGAGCCGCCCATCGCGCCCTACTGCAACGCCGAGCTGTGCCGCACGCGCAAGTATGGCGTCGGCGCGGCGGTGGCCAGCAGCGTGATCGCCAACCTGCGAAAGTACAACTCCACCCCGCCCGTCTGGTTCATGGACGTCAACGGCGAGCCGCTGGAGCTGGATACCGAGGGCCTGATGAGCCAAGGGGCCTTCCAGAAAGCCTGCGTCGAGCAGCTCAACCACATGCCGCGGACCGCGGCCAAGAACCAGTGGGAGGCGCGGATCAACAAGCTCCTGCAGGACATGACCGAGACCGAGGGGGCCATCGTGCAAGTGTCGGAGGACGCGTCGATTGACGGCCAGTTCTACGACTACCTCGAAGAGTTCTGCACGACGATGCAGCAGGCCAACAGCCGGGAAGAGATCCTGTTGCGGCGGCCCTACACCGACGAGGAGCAGGACCTAACCTACTTCCGGCTCAAGGATTTCGAGGCGCACCTCAAGAAGAACAAGTTCTTCGAATACAAGAGCCACAAGATCGCCCAGCGCCTGCGGGACCGCAACGGCGACAGCACCGTCATCAAGATCAAGGGCAAGCCCGTGCGCGTCTGGACCATACCGGCGTTCAAGACGGGTGCCGTCGAGCTGGATACCCCCAACTTCAAATCAGCGGAGGACTCCCCGTTTTGACCCACACTCGTGAAGAAACCATCGCGCGGGCGAAGGAAATGCGCCGCCAGCACGTCGAAGAGAAGATGTCGCTGCAGACCATCGGCAACCAGCACGGCCTGTCGCGCGAGCGCGTGCGGCAGATCATCCAGAAGTACGAGACGGTGTTCTGCCGCCAAGAGGCCATGGCCGAGGGCCGTCTGCGCCTAGTCGTGATGGGCGACCTGTTCGGCGTCGTGTCTCGCCGGATCTGGGCCGTCATCGAGCGCGCGCAGCTAGAGAGCTACCCCATCCAGTCGTTCATCGACCGGATCGACCTGCGCGAAATCATGGACCACCCCAACGTCGGCAAGCGGTCCATCAACGAGCTTCTCACCATTTTTGAACAGGCAGGGTACGATGTTTCGCATCTTCGGGCCGCCCGGAACTGGAAAAACTACAACGCTTCTGAACATCGTGCAAAGAGCTTTGGAGGAGGGAACTTCCCCAACCTCGATTGCATTCCTAGCCTTTACGAGGAAAGCGGCGCGGGAAGCCAAGGAGCGGGCCTGCCAGAAATTTGACTTCGACCCGGACAAAGACCTGCCGTTCTTCCGCACGATCCACTCGCTGGCCTACCGGATGAGCAACGTGCGGGAGAGCCAACTCCTGCAGGCGGAGCACTTTGACGAGCTGTCGAAGCAGATCGGCGTGTCGATGACCGTGACGCGCGTCTCGGAAGATGATGACGAGGCGGGCGTCACCTCGGACCACCCGATCCTGTCGCTGATCAACCTCGCCCGGCTTCGCAAGACGCCCCTGCGCGCTCAGTACGACCGCAGCAGCATCCAGCACACCTGGGAGGAGGTTTCGTACGTGGACAGGGCGTACAGGGGCTACAAGGAGGCTCTGGGGCTGTATGACTACACCGACATTCTGGAGAAGTTCGTGACGGAGGGTGTGGCCTACTGCCCGCGCTTCAAGCTGACGTTCATGGACGAGGCGCAGGATTTGTCGCCGATGCAATGGGACATCGCCCACGCGCTCGACGGCATCTCGGAGCGGATGTACTGCGCCGGCGATGACGACCAAGCTATCTACCGCTGGGCCGGGGCCGACGTGGATCACTTCATTAACCTGCCGGGCGGGGCCGAGATCCTAGAGCAGTCCTACCGCATCCCGGCCTCGGTCCACCGCGTGGCGGAGCGGATCGCGTCGCGGATCGGGCGGCGCTACACGAAAGTCTACAAGCCCCGCAAGGAAGAGGGGCAGGTGAACCGAATCTACAGCATCGGCGAGCTGGACATGCGCGAGGGGAATTGGCTCGTCATGGCCCAGGCCAACTACATGCTTACGCCCGTGGCCGAAGAGCTCAAGCGCGCGGGCCTCCTGTTCGAGCGCAACGGCCGGCGGTCCATCTCGGCGCGGATCAGCCAAGCCGTGAACGGCTGGGAGGGCCTGCGCAAGGGCCGCAGCATCGACTGGGACACGGCACAGTGCATCTACGACTACATGTCCGGCAACGGGAAGCGCGTGCGCCGGGGCTACAAGAAGTTCTCTGACACCGACAAAGACAAGATGTTTGATCTGGCGACCCTGCAGTCCGACCACGGCCTCGCCGCCGACCCGGACATGCCCTGGTACGACGCGCTCGATAAGCTGCCGCAGGTGGACCAGATCTACATCCGCGCCCTGCTGCGAAGCGGCGAGAAGTTCAACGCCGCGCCCCGCATCAAACTGTCCACGATCCACGGCACAAAGGGCGGGGAGGCCGACAACGTCGTGCTGTTCACGGACCTCAGCCCGGCGGCCATGGACGAGGAGAGCGAAGACCTGCACCGGGTCTTCTACGTGGGCGTCACGCGGACGCGCCAGAACCTTTTCATTGTCGAACCGGACGACGCAACAAGGAGCTACCTGATATGAAGACCATCGAGCAGGAAATGGAGGACCAAAGCATCCTTGCGGCGGCGTCCGGGTATCCCGACGACAACCCAAAGACAGTCTATGGAGAGTCCAAGCCCAAGATCAGCAGCACGCCGATCATCGGCATCCGCGAGATGGGCAAGGTGTTTGAGCTCGGGGCCAAGAAATACGGCCGCTTCAACTGGAGGATCCATACGGTTTCGGCCACAGTGTACTATGACGCGGCGTGGCGGCACCTGTCTGCGTGGTTTGAAGGCGAAGACATCGACCCGGAAAGCGGCGTGTCGCACCTCGCCCACGTCATGGCTTGCATGACGATCCTGCTGGACGCCGAAGACAAGAAAAAGCTCAATGACAACAGGGGCACCTGCGAAGAAGTGAGCGCCCCGTGATGGAGACGAAACTGCAGATCCCGATGTTCACCACTAACCCCGAGTGGGTGCCGCCGAGCGAGCTGCCCGATCTCACCGACTGCAAAGAGATCGCCATCGACGTCGAAACGCGCGACCCGAACCTCAAGCTCAAAGGCCCCGGCTGGCCGACGAAGGACGGGGAGGTGATCGGCTATGCCGTCGCCACGCACCACTGGTCCGGATACCTGCCCGTCAAGCATTTCGGCGGCGGCAACCTTGACGAAGGCATCGTCAAGCGCTGGCTCAAAAAGCAGCTCGCCAGCCCGGCGGACAAGATCATGCACAACGCCCAGTACGATCTCGGCTGGCTGCGCGCTGAGGGGTTCGAGGTTCACGGCCGCGTGATCGACACGATGGTCACGGCGAACCTGCTGGACGAAAACCGCTTCAGCTACAGCCTGAACGCGCTGGGCTACGACTACCTGGGCAAGGTCAAATCAGAGAAGGGCCTGACCGAGGCGGCCCGCGACTTCGGCGTCGATCCCAAGGGGGAGATGTGGAAGCTGCCCGCCATGTACGTCGGGCAGTACGCCGAGATGGACGCCGTCTTGACGCTCGACCTTTGGACCAAGTTCAAGAGCATGGTCGAAACAGAGGGGCTAACCGAGGTCTGGACGCTTGAGACAGAGCTCATCCCCTACCTCGTGGAGATGACGCGCCGCGGCGTGCGCGTCGATCTCGATAGGGCCGAGCGGTCCAAGCAGGAGGTGATGAAGCGCGAGAAGGATCTTCTACAAGAAATCCGCAGCATCGCCGGCATGGACGTGGACATCTGGGCCGCCGCCAGCATCTCCAAAGCCTTCGACGCCCTGTCCGTGCCCTACCCCCGGACCGAGAAGGGCGCGCCGTCCTTCACCAAATCGTTCCTCACGGACCACGCGCACCCGCTCGCCAAAGCCATCGCCCAGGCGCGGGCCTACAACAAGATCAATGGCACGTTCATCGACGGCATCCTGAAATACGTCGGCCCCGACGGCCGCGTGCATGGCCACATCAACCAGATCCGCTCGGACGACGGCGGCACCGTCTCCGGCCGCATCTCGATGTCCAACCCCAACATGCAGCAGATCCCGTCCCGCGACCCCGTGCTCGGGCCCATGATCCGCAGCCTGTTCCTGCCCGACGAAGGCAAGCAGTGGGCCAGCATCGACTTCTCGCAGCAGGAGCCGCGGCTCGCGGTCCACTACGCGGACGCCTACGGCAAGAGCATCCGCAGCCCCTTGGCCGGGGTGGCCGAGATCGTGGAGGCCTACAACACCGATCCGAACACGGACTTCCACACGATGGTGGCGGAAATGGCGGGGCTGCCGCGCAAGCAGGCCAAGGCGGTGGGTTTGGGCATCATTTACGGCATGGGGGCCAAGAAAATGGCCGACGATCTCGACATCTCGGTCGAAGAGGCCAAGGACGTGATCGCCCAGTTCAACGGCACGTTGCCGTTCCTGAAAGCGCTCAACCGTGGCGTGCAAAACCGTCTCGAAGACCCTCGGTCCTCCGGCAGCATCCGCTCGATCCGCGGCCGCAAGTGCCGGTTTGAGCTGTGGGAGCCCGCCTCGTTCGGCATGAACAAGGCCATGAAGTACGAAGAGGCGGTCGCGGCCTACGGCCCGACGACGCGGCTGCAGCGGGCGATGACCTACAAAGCCCTGAACCGCCTGATCCAAGCGTCGGCGGCCGATATGACCAAGACCGCATGGCTGAATTGCTGCAAAGCCGGGCATCTGCCCATGCTTCAGGTCCACGACGAACTGGCCTTCAGCGTCACAGACGTCGAAGAGGCCAAAAAGCTGTCCCGCATCATGTCCGAGGCCGTGCCTTTGTGCGTTCCCAACAAATGCGACATTGACATAGGGCCGAGCTGGGGCGAAGCTAAAGAGGTGTGATGCAGGCTCATCATGCTGTTCCTCTCCTTGACTCACCCGCGGACCCCGGTCCGCGGGTTTTTTCTTGTCGGCCGAGAGCGTGTCTTATATCATCGCAGACATGGACACGAACAAATGGAAATCGGTGCTCATGCACCGCTGGATGTACGAGGAAATCGTGGCAATCGCCTCGATTGAAGGCCGTACGATCAGCGGGCAGATCCGATTCATCTTTGAAGAGTGGAAAAACCGCAACCTGACCGAACCAGACATGCGCGTGGTCCGCGCAAAGATCGTAGAGCTGCGCGAGGCCGAGAAAGAGGCTTACGAAGCGCGGATCACGGGTCAGGAAGAGGTGGAGCGGGACATCAACATCTTAGGGATCCAAGCTCTTCCTCCATCGAAGCGATTCGGGAAATAAGCTCGTCCATCTCGTCCATCATCGACGTCTCAAGGAACGCCAGGTAGTCCGCAGCGTCGAACAGAACCTGCGCCCGCATGTCGTCTTTGACGCGGAGGGCGTCCACGGCAAGCAGGCGCAGCATTTCGACGTGGTCGGTCACACCCGATACCCCGCGGCCCGCAGACTGCGGGTGAACTGCGAGAGCCGCTGGCGGGCGTTCTGGAGGCGCAGGGCGGCGTTGGGCGGGGGCACGTCGGCGGACAGGAGCTCGTCCTGCAGAGCGTCCACCTCGCGCCGCATATGGCGCAAGGTGGCTTCTTGGTCCGCGGACAGCGGCTTGCGGTCAGGGCTCAATGCCGTGTTCCTCTAGGAGCGATTCGAGCTTCTCGACGCGCTTGCGCAGCCGCATGTTCTCGACCGTCAGGCCCATCACCTTCTGCTGCGTTGCGCCGAGCTTCTCGATGAACCAGTCCGAGCGCAACGGCTCGCGGCCGGGCGGGAGTTGGGGGCTGGGATTATTCAAAGGCACCTTCCTCAATCATGCGTTTTGCGTTCAGAACCACCGTTGTCCTTTTGGTGGTTTCCTTTTTGCTTCTAACCCCTCGGAAAAAAGCATTAAGAAACTCAGGACTGGCCGGCTCAACCACTACGCCCGACAGCTTGGCGCAGACCGGGCACTTAAAGTGCAACGTGTCGGCGGGTGCCACGGCGACCCAATCCTTGCTGCACTCAAGGCAGGCAACATAGGCGCTCATATGCGGTCTGTGGTCGTCAAGGTTTATGATGTTGTCATTCATCCCCAATCCCCCTATGCCGTTTGATCTCATCGAGCGCCTCATAGAGTATGTCGGCCACGCCGGCGGCGGGCATGAGGCGCATGTCGTCTGTCCAATGGTTCGCAATCTCCGCCATCAGGGCGACGCGCTCTAACCGCTCGGGCAGGTTGTCGTGCAACTCCGTAAGTTCCGCTTTCCAGTCGATTTCGGGGGCCTCGTTCATGTCTTCTTCCCATACAAGGTTTCTGCCAGCGCGTCCGCGGCGGCCTTGAGGCCGCGGAACACCTCGTCAAACTCGTCCATGTCCCGACAGGTGATGCTGAACTGAATCGTGGCGCGCGCCCACCGGGTGTAGAGGCCCTTGTTTCTGGGCTGGATATGGCCGGAGAAGTGCGGCCGCACGGTCCAATCGGTGTGGTTGATGGACAGGGCGTCAGAGGGGCCCATCCACTCGATGAAGTGGGGGTCCACGAGGCTAGTGGCCCGTTTTCGGAGCGCCGACGCGGCCTTGCGCGAGGCCTTGTCCAAGCCCTCCCGCGCTTCGCGGTCGGCGGTGTCCCGCTTCCAGGCCAAGCGCCGCGCTTCGCGGTACGCGGTCAGGTCGATTTGCTGGATCTGTTCAATCGGTGTCATTCCTCTTCCTCCGATTCCACGCGCCCCGACCCGCCGCACTCGTCGCACGTCACCCAGTCCCAGTCATCGGTTTCTGGGTCCAGCGTATGCCATCCAATCGGCACTTCGATCTCGCCCGTACCGTTGCACTCGGGGCAGTCCACGAACCGCGCTTCGTAGGCCTCGCGCTCCTCTTCGCGGCGGCGCAGGGCGTCGAGGTTTCCATCTGTCGGGCCGATCATGGCAGCTCCTTCCCCATCACGATCTCCCGCCAATTCGGCTTGAGATGCCCAAAATCACGCGGCTCCGTCACCAGCGTCTCCTCTTTGCACACGCCGCACGTATCGGGGTGCCACGTCGCGTATTTGTTCGGCTCCCCGCGGCCCAGCTTCTCGCCGCACGGACCGCAGATCCAATCAGGGTATCTTCTCGGCATCAGTCGTCCTCCAGAACAGCAAAATCGGCCTCATACGCGTGGTCCGCGGCCCGTTCGATCAGATCCCCGATCTCCTTTGCCCCATGCGCCGTCTCGTTCGCCGTGTCCCAGTAGGCCTTCATCAAATGCGGCCAGAACTGGACGGTCTGCGGATAGGTGCCGTACCGCCCGACGACGGCCCGGACGTGCCAGGGCGCTTTCTCTTTGTTCGGAAATTCCAGATCCAGCGTGTAATCTTCGGCCAACTGTGCAAAAGCGCGCACCTGCGACAGGTGCTGTGGCTTAGAGTGCCAGAATTCCATCACAGCGCCTCCTCTTCGGGCACCCCGAGGTAGTCTTTGGACTGCAGGGCCCAGAGGATGAACGACGGGCGGGCCTGGCCGACCCGGTGGTAGACCTCGGCCCGCGAAATGCGGCCCGCGTTGAACAGGCGCTGCAGGGCATTGCCCGTCATCTTCTTGTCTACGTTCAGCTCGGCCGCCACCTCAGCGGTGGTCATATACGAGATGTCGCCCTCCGAGGACGCCTCCTCCAGCGTGTCATAGCACCGCTGGTCCAGAGACATGCCCGAGACAGGGTCGTGCCCCGTCAGATTCTCCGGCAAAGGCGGCAGCTCGACGCCGGCCCGCGGAACGCGGACCGCGCGCCACGGGGTCTTGGCCTTCAACTCGTTCATGTTCGGGACCAAAACGGCCTCGACGCGCTCGCCGACCTGCAGCCGCGCGCCGTTGACGACAGAGGCCGGGATGAAAACCTGCTCCCCGGTCTGCGCGACTTGGCCAAAGCCCGCTCCGGATTGGATGATGTTGAGGACGAACATGTCTTGGAGGTCGATGGCTGCGTGGGTGTTCATGGAAGTCTCCTTAGCAAAAAGAACACCCCACACATAACCCGCTTTTCCCGTTAGTCAATCTTAAAAAGAATACTTGACATGTCCCCGCGTCCTGCGCCACCTTGCCCAAAACAACACCGGAGCCGGATCGTACCAAGATCGGAGCCGGATCGGAGCCAGAGAGGAGACCACATGGACGAAGACCCACACCTCATCAACGTCAGCGCGCACCGCGCCAAGCTCCAGAAGGACGTCGATGACATCCTCTGGGACGCCGGCGTCAACGATCCGCGGCTCGGCGCACTCATCGCCGAGCTCAACCACTTCACCAAACTCGATGAACAGGGAATCCCCTATGAACCAGACTTCTGACCCGGACGACGCGGACCGCGAAGCGCGGATCACGGCCTTTCTTGAGCAAACGCCGGAGGACATGACACCGCACGAGCTGGAGCTCATCCTGCTCGCCATCCTCACGGCCCATGTCGAAGACAGTTCGGTCGGCGCATTCCTGCACTACCTCGCCCTGCGCCACGCTTTCTTCTTCGTGGACACCGACGACACCGCGCCCCCGCGCCTGCAATAAGGACACACCCCGTGGCACAGCACATCTACAGATTCCTGCACTTCGGCCTCATGGGCGGCCTCCTAGCCGCGTTCTTTTTCTTCGACAAAGATCTCGCCGAGCTATCCGACCTCGTCATCGACCTGCGCGAGGCCGTCGCCATGGTCGAAGCCGGGGCGCACCAGATGCATGAGGCGTCCGTCGCCCTCGACACGTTCACGCGGCAGCAAAACTGCGTCGCAGACCAAGGGGAATGGCACCCCGAATTCGGCTGCAGCCTGCAGCTCATCCAGGAGTAAGAGACATGATCCGCATCACCGAAGGCAAATACTACCGCACAGCAAACGGCCGCAAGATCGGCCCCGCTCGGCCCTTTTACGACCACCCCGACATCTGCGCTTGGGCCATCCCCAACTGCGCCGGGGACCTGTATTACTCCAACGACGGCAAAACCGTCTCTAACATGGACGACTGGAAAATCGTCGCAGAATGGAAAGACCCCGAAGCGCTGACCCGCGACGAAGAACGCGCCATCGAACTGCTCCGCGAATGGCTCGCGGTCCGCGGGACGCCAACAGGGCAATTCCTCTTCGAACAGGCCCTTGAAACGCTCCGCCTGCCCGAGGAGGCGCTGACATGATCCGCCTGCCCGAACCCAAGCGGGAGACGGTGACGCTGTATGGCTGCCGTGAAAACGACAAGTGGGGATTCAGTGAGAAGCGCCCAGACGACACCCACCGCATCACCTTTGACCTGATCGACAGCAAGCCCGACTGTGACAGCATCCGCATGGAGGAACTGTAATGACAAACCTCCTCAAACGCCGACGCACACAAGCGCAGGTCCAGCAGACCGACACCGCACTCGACAGGCTCCTCACAGAGCTCCGGGATCACGACCCGCGGGCCGCGGCCCACGCGATCCTCGGCTTCTGCGAGACCCGCGGGGACATGACACCCGACGTGCTGACCGATCTGGGAAACCGGATCGGGCGCATGGGGCACATGAGGGGGCGGGCATGACGCGTAAGAAAATATGCCCTAACCGCATCAAGCGGGCGCTGGTCGGCAAGGAGGGCGAGGAATGACCCAAGACGAACTTAAAAAAATCCTTTCCGACCACAAAGCATGGTTGAAGAACAAAGGCGGAAAGTGGGCCAACCTGATCGGTGCCGACCTGAGCGGTGCCGACCTGAGCGGTGCCGACCTGCGCCGGGCCTACCTGCGCCGTGCCCACCTGAGCGGTGCCGACCTGCGCGGTGCCGACCTGCGCGGTGCCAACCTGCGCGGTGCCAACCTGAGCAATGCCGACCTGCGCGGTGCCCACCTGCGCGGTGCCGACCTGAGCGGCGCTGGTATCATTGACTGCGGCCAGCGCAGTGACGGTTATCAGTTCTTTATTCACGTCACAGCAAAAGACCAGCCGATGTTGATCGCAGGATGTCGCTATTTCACGCTGTCAGAAGCTCGAAAACATTGGGACAAAACCCGCCCCACAGGCCAGCGCCTCGGGGACGAAAGCCGCGCAATGCTGGATCATGGAGAGAGAATGCTTTCGATAGCGGAGGTCACACAATGACCGGCCCCACCGACGGCAACCTTGACGCCCTGCGCCGCTGCGAAGAGGAGCGCGAGGAATACGAGGCGCGGTTCATCGATTGCCCCGAGTGCAACGGCACGGGCGAAATCGAGGTGCCGCTGGGCTTTCACACCGGCAACCCGGAGACTGACGATTGGGACGTGGCCGACTGCGAAGAGTGCGGCGGCACGGGCAAGATTGAAGCGGAGGAAGACGATGCGCTTTACGACTGACGACATTCTCGGCGGCATCTGCATTGCCGTCATGATCTTCGGCCTGCCGTGGGTCGCGGCAATCGCCCAGGCGGTGATGCAATGACCTGCTGCACATTTGACTGCCGACAAGGCCGAGACTGCCCGAACCGCATCAAGCGGGCGCTGTGGCCTGCGATCAAAGAAACGCTGGCACGGCTGGCGAAGGAAGGTGTGAAATGACGCGACTAAGAGCACTGAAGAAACTGGCCGAAAAGGTGGAGGCGGGAGAATGGGGGCAAAACGCAGCGTGGAAAATTTTTGGGATA